GGCTATAGGTGGGATGACAACATTGAGGGTGTGCCATTACCTGCTCCTTACTCTGCTCTAGACGACGACGGAAGGCCTCTGCAGCATTATGATGCTGTCCTACCATTCCTGCATGATCGACCACAGTTGTTTCCGTTTGATCGTATGAACGTGCTGGCCAGGCTTACCGTTTCAGGCGGGATTCCTACTTCCTTAATCAGTTCCACAGAGATCATAATCACTGAGCCGTTCAGAGCCGGGCTAACCTTAAAGGCTATCGGATACACAGGGTTGCCTAGAGTTTCTCAACTGCGGAACAACGATACCCTTACCATGCCTAATGGTAGTGGTGGGTTCATCGTCGTTGAGATGCAAGTAGACGACGATTTTGTGCAGACACCAGGCACCTTGGTAGCTGACCTTCGTGGGATACCCGAGAACGCTAATGACACTGCTACGGTGGTTCACGGAGTGATTCTCTCTAACACCACGTTGGGTAATCCTACTGGTGGTGGTGACCCAGTGTTCACGCAGACTTGGCAGTATCCTGTCCCTGGTTATGCGGGTAATCAGCCAATCACTGCAAATACAGCGCTCGGTACAATCAACACAGTTGATTTCAGAGTGTCTGCTGCTCCTCAGGTTCCTGCTGCCTCAGGGGAGATAGCCACCCACACCAAATCATGGATGACGAACAACGACACACTCACTGTCCCTACCTACGACGGGCTAGGTGGATCGATCACTATTGAATTCAAGGTAGATGGGACGTTTGTACAAACGCCAGGTACTTTAGTAGCGGACTGTACGACCATTGACGACACGCAGTTTGCTCTCAGAGACTTGGTGTGGGACATCATCTTTAGCAATAGCCTCATAATAGTGGATGGTGGGTGGTCGGATGTGGACATCGTTGTACGGCATTGTGCAGCACCATTTATGGGTACGGGCGGTAACTTTGCTCTTACGACTGTGACGGCTACACCAAATGCTATCCAAGTAAACGGGATGAGTGGTGGAGTAGATGAGCTCATTGGACCAGACAGCAGGCTTACGGCTAACCGTATGGGGCACACTGAAGGAGAGTGGGGAGAGATCGATCCTACTGTTCTCGGTAGTGTACACTTAGATCAAATACCTCCGTGGCTATGTGCCTCTGATCAGGTCGAGAGTTCTCTACATCTTGTTCCATTTAGCGTGGGTACGCCTACGATGTTGCTCTTAGCGATGGGCAAAGCAACTCTGCGGTACTACCTAGTAGGCAACCCTACGCCGATAGACATCTTTCTTGACTACACCATGTTCAGACAGGGGGATCTGTCGGGCGTGGACAAGACCATAGACTTGACGGAGCATCTTCCTCCATTAGGAGTCCCACGTTACCTCAACTGGGATTCCATCTGGGCCTATGATGACGGAGGCGGGCTAGACATCATTCCTCTTTCTGGCCCTGACATCTACCCACCGCCACCTTATGGGCCTGCATATGGAGTGATCTACTATGACACTCTTGTGCCTAACGGGGTGTACACAAGACAGTGGTGGCTATAGTACTTAGGTGTGCGATATACTGCACGGCAAGGACAACGATGCATTTTTCTGAGGGCATACACGTAGAATCAAACTTCAAGATCACCACGAGAGATCGTGGGAAGATCGTTCTGAAGGACTGCCACGAGTCCCACAACATCTGGGTGAACCTGGGTAGGGAGTTTCTGCCTCGGGTTGTGTCCCCAAGTTCTGGTTTTGCCGGGCACATGATGGATACCTTCATCGGGTACATGAGCTTCGGTATAGGCGGCAAAAAGCAGCTCACTGGCGTGGATACGATGTACCCAGACCTGGCTACCGACTATCCTGGACTGAACAACTACGATAAGGGAGATCCGCTCATCAAGTATCTAGAGAGGCCGGTGTTGGCTACTGGCACTTCTGGTACCGGTGGAAGTGGAGACTGGGCAGTTCCAGTAGTGGCACCGCCTCAATTGTTCTATGTTACTGGTTCTGGTTACTCTACAGTAGAGTACACATCAACCATAACAGATCAGATGATGAACCTAAGTGGGGCACACCCATCTGTGCCCATTAGTGAAGCTGGCTTGATGCTGTACAACCAGGCCGTGATAGCTAGGCCAGCCACAGACTTCTACGCCTACACCACACCACCAGCGTACATCAATCCACTGAGGCCCACGGTAGTGGCCTACAACAACTTTGGTACGATCACGAAGACCACGGACATCACTCTCGAAGTTCGTTGGCAGCTACAGTTCTAGGAGATCACGATGGCAACCCCAATCGCACAGCTTCCCTTCCCACATGGTACAGCCTCTGGGCAAATAGGAAACAACGCTCAGATCAGTCTATCTGATACACCAGGATCTTCTGGTGGTCGTTTCGTTGGATTCGGTGAGCCTGGAACCTCTGGCATAGCCAACCGTGCTTCCTGGGCTCTGTCATTGAATGTAGACACAATCTTCACTGGCATTTTGTCTGTGCCTATCGCTGTCAATGCTGCATTAAGGTTCACATCTACTGGGCAAGACAGGGTTCAGATTGCAATAGCTGATCCAGTGTTCTGTGGAGACGCCACGTACCCAGGCGCAGCTACGCCCGCAGATCCTGAAGGTATGCAGGCCTTGTTCAGCGTGATGGATGCTCAGTACAATGCTCTTACTGACACCAGCGGCAATGAGGTGCGGGTCCATGCTGTGTATGACTCGGCAGACTCGACTGAGGTATACCAGCAGGGGTTTGTGCCCAATCCATGGGCACGTTTTTGCACAGTAGACCCTCTTACTGGTGCAATAGTAAATCCAGCCTACACGATCCCAAATGCTACAGCAGTGCGGTTGATCTACGGTGTGAGAACTAACCTCAAGGACATGCCGTTCACCCACCCAGACGCCTTTACTCGCTTCCGCTCACTGACTGGTGAGGACGTTCCGCCTGGGGTTGTTCTTCAGGACGGTTCCAGGTCAATGACTGGTGATCTGAACTTAGCTACCCATAAAATAACCGGTTGTCAGAGCATAGGACTCGCCCCATTAGGGTCACCTTATTCTGGCATTGGTGTGATGAACCCGATCAATGTTACCCCAGTAAACGGAACAGCCCCTAACATCTTCATGGCGTACGGGTCTACCGGTACTGAGATAAATGCTAGAGAGAACTATGCTGGGCTGTACCTGATGGCCCCAGGACCCCACACCGTACAATTAGCCATCAGTATGATTGCAAATCTGGGGGTAGCTACCCCAGCTGCGGACATGCTGTTTACTGTGATTTCTGCCGGTGATATCACACGTCAGATGAGGTTTGGTGTTGACGGTGTACTGGGCCCTAACAGTGGCACAACCCTATCTCTAGGAACAGCATCTCTTCCATGGGCAGATGCTTACTTGACCACCATAAGGGCTCCTCTCTCAGACCCTCAAAACGCCATACACCTTGGTTCCTACTTGGCTGGGTCTTCGACAGGTTCAGCAGTCAACTTTAGGGGCGGGTTGAACGTGGAGCCGTTCCCTGGACACTATCCTTTTGTTGAGACTGTCTACACCATAGCCGGAGTAGAGCCACCTGGTCTAGCTTCATTGGCCGGATACAGTATGCGTCTTGTGACGGGGGACATATCTGGGTCTCTGGTACTACAAGGAGATCCGACTATCCCAGGCGCATCTGCGTCCTCATTAGAGCTGTCGATGTACAACTCCTACTTCGGTACAGTGGGAGTGGGTCTAGAGAGGTCTGCTTACTGGACAGCTTTTCGTCCCATAGGAGATATGGCTGTAAGCCTAGGTACTGCTGGTTCTAGATGGAGTACGCTCTTTTCGTACTACGTTTATGCCAGCGAGGTAGTCTTGGACAATAGTCGGGCACTGAGCACTTTTGATGGCGGCAACCCGATCCTAATAGATAAGGGCCTCGACTACGACTTCTTCAGTGACTTCCAGAGTAGAGCTATTTTCGCTGACAGCACCAACATCAAGATCGATGACAACTATGTGCTAGACGGCACCGGTGGGCAGACATTCTTCCACCAAGATCATGCTGGTAGAGAGACCGTGTGTGCTCTGACTACTGAAGCAATCGTCGATGGAAGAGGGATCATCTCTGGATCTAAGGTAGCCTCTTTGACAGCCAATGCCTGGCGCTTTCGCTTGTGCTTAGAGTTGCTGGCTCTGTCTGGTGGAGTAAATCCTACATACAGATTTGATGCTGGGTTCGGTGATGCCTCTAATCCAGAGACGTCAATCTCGTACTGCTACTTTACTCTAAATGAGTACGCCAACAGCATAGGCTTCTCCTGGAACGATGGATTCGGCAACAGCGGCATCTATGACAGTGGCTTGGTGCTGAACGCTGGGCAATACTACACACTAGAGATGGTGTTCTATAAGAATAACACCTTCCAAGCATACATAGACGGCGGCTTGCTCGGTCCTTTGACCACGTTCGCACCAGCTAGTACATCCTTCTACTACGTTCCACTTCAGGTCATAAACATGTCTGGAGATGGTCCAGTAGCCATCTACGTGGACTTCATTGATGCGCATAGCGAAGGGCACGTGGCACGCTAGTCCTGTAGGTAACTGGAGCAGCTATGGGAGTACTGACGTTTGATCAACCACGCAAAGCCAAGCACGAAGATCGTGACTTGATGGCTGAAGACCAGGCACAAGAGCTGTCTGGTCATCAGCTTGCTGGTACTCGTATGGATGCTGTGCAGGGGGATGCTGCTGGTGCTGTGGAGAAGGGGGCGGACTTTGATGGAGGAGGGTTCCTAGGGGATGGCACTAAGATCATGCCCAACATCCGTCAGATCTGGAAGACAGGTCACGTAGTCAAGCGAGCCAACTATTCCACCTTCGGCCTCGAGGATATGGATGCCACCTACCAGAGCCGCCTCAACCCCTCCACAAAGGATGAGCGAGCTACCGACGCTGGTACTCGAGAGCGGTCCATGGCCAGGAACACTGATGCCCCCATCGACGTAGCCCACCGTGGTGCAGATAATCTGAGCCCACCGCAGCCAGGTGGTGGCCTTCAAACCACCTCCGATGTGGGTGTACGTGGGGCAGGTGTGGGCACCGGTGAGATGGAAGACAACCCCATCTCTGAGGCTGAACCAGAGGAGCCACAAGGGGAGCGTATACGCATCGCCAAGGGCCTCAAGAAGCGTGCTGCTGTGGCTTCTGCCTGGGTCAAGGCACACACCAACCCAGCCCTTCAGAAGCTCTCCCAGGCGCTGGTAAAGCATGCCTTCACCCTCGAAGGTAAGACGGACTTCCAGGGCCTCCCCATCGCTATAGAGCACACGGCTGGCAGCATCAGACGTGGTGTGGACAAGGACGGCCACCCCTGGAAGACCATCTTCCGTTACGCCTACGGCTACATCGAAGGCACCAAGGGAGCGGACGGAGAGGGCCTGGATGTGTTCCTGGGCCCCAACGTGAACGCTGACATGGCCTTCGTGGTTCACCAGAAGAAGCCAGAGTCTGGTAAGTACGACGAGGACAAGGTGATGCTGGGGTTTGATGAGGAGGATGAGGCCAAGCAGGCTTACCTCGACCACTACGACAACCCCAAGTTCTTCGACAGCATCCATCCAGTCACCATGGACAAGCTCCGTGAGTTGGTGGCTAAGAAGAAGACACTGATCAAGGTAGCGGCTCTGTTGCAGAAGCGGGCCTTCGATGTGTTCGATGCTGACCCAGCTACCCTTGGCAGTGACGCTCCACCTATTCACTTCAAGATGCCAGGTAAGATCAAGTCCAGTGAGGGGGATGCTCCTCCTGGAGTACTGCAGTCGGCAGCCAACGCCATGTTCGAGCCACTGGAACCTTTGTCTCCGTCCAACCCCATAGCCGAGGCAAAGCGAGAAGTGACGGACGTACGCAAGGCTTCGAGCCTCGTCAGGAAGATCTTGGCTAACCAGCCGCTGATCTAAGGCTAACGAAAACACACAGCTGCACTATGCAGGGGCCGATGCCTGTGTGTTTTCTGCCCAAAGAAGCCTGCTTGATGCCAACCAGAACGGCCCTCGACTGCAAAGAAATTGGTGAGGATGCATCCCCAAGGATCACGGTGATGGAGGATCACTATGTTCACACACTTCGAAAGGACAGAAGGCAGAATGCATCCTCACCAAAGTCCTTATACCCCGAATGTGATCATCTTTTGCCTAAAGAAAATCCCCACAGTGCAGTCCAACCAGTGTTGGCTGTGGGGATTCTCAGTGGGCCTGCAGGGATTCGAACCCCGAACCGAGCGGTTATGAGCCGCCTGCTCTGACCGTTGAGCTACAGGCCCATTGCCATCAGACTACCCTCCTTCGCTAGTCTGATGGGTGGACTTATCCACTATCTTCATCACTTCTTGTAGCCTGGGTAGAGCGACTACAGCTATCCGTTGCACCAGTGGCTTGTAGCTCCTGTAGTAGTCTTCTAGAAACTTGGGTCTCAGCTTGATCCACGGAGAGGTTTTCCATTCCCTCTTTTGTGGCATGCTACTCTTCCAGGTTAGCCTGGTCGAGTTCGTGCTGGACAGCAAGAGAGTCAACGTCTGAGTTGATCCCGTGACGAAGCACGTAGTCGATGCCGTATCGATCTTTGGTCGGTGTCCTGGCTATGATGGCATCTGCCATGACCTTAGAAGATCTGGTTGGGGGGACGCTGCCTACAGCATGCATTGGCGGCACTCCGTTCTTTCCCCTGGTCGTACCCATAGTCACTCCTGTGAGGTTTCTGTGCGAAACAAGTCGGACTGATCTCTCCACAATAGGTTTCATAAGGTGTCCTCCACAATCCTTATACCCGTACATGACGCGCCTTTTTCATGGTTAAAAGAAAAGGCCCCCTGGTTTGGGGGCCCTTCCGATCTAACGTACTGAGTGCTTACGGGCAAGCCCGAGGAGCTGCTCTTTGGTAGCGGATAGGTTCTCTGGTTTGTAGATCACATACCCATCTAGCATGTCTCGCAGCTCCTCAAAGCCCATCAGTTCTAGCTCCTCCTGTCTGAAGGTACTGAGTGTACCCGGAGGTGGAGACTGAGGGCCTAGGCTATCCCGGCCTACTCTTTTCCCTGCTCTTCGAACTCCGCACTGGCGGCTTCGATTGCTTCGTCGATGTCCTTGGGCTCGAGGTCGGTGGTGCCGAGCATCAGCTTGACCATGGCCATGAGCACATAGACCTGCTGCTTGACGTCGCCAATCTCGCTCTTCATCTCAGCCTGGACAGTGTCCAGTGCTTCACCGAGCTTGTTGATCCTGGTGACGGTGGTTGCTTCCTCCTTCTTGGAGGTCTTGGTTGCTGCTGGAGCCTCTTCTGGGGCCTCCTCTGGTGTCTCTTCCGGCTCGGAGACAGGAGCAGCCTTGGCAGCAGCCTTCTTGCCACCTGCAGCCTTCTTCTCCCCACCCTGCTTGGATAGGATGTACTCGATCAGGTCCTTGGATGGAGCACTCACTGCGTCCTTGGGGGACATGTCGAATCCATCGCTGACTGCAATGGTCCGAATCTCAGATCGGCGCAGGTTCTCCAGCTCTTCACGGGTATAGGTGCTAGCCATTTTTGTGTCTTCTCCTCATTCTCGAAACAACACTCTTCATAGCAGTAGGTGGCAGTTCGAACTTGAGTGCCCAAGGTCCGAACGCTTCATTGATCTGGTCACGTGCAGTCAGCACACTTTCGGCAGCACTGACCCAGGAACCGCAATAGTATCCCGAAGCCAGCTTCTTTTCATCAACTACGTAGCAGGTTCTTAGATTCCCACATGACCCACAGGAAGGCATCACGGCCTCCGAATGCCATGTAGCATGTCGGCCTTGTTGCGTTCCCTGAATCCTTGTGAGCTGGATATGACGGCACACATGGCTACCCTAGCGGGCGGACAGAGAGGGCAGAAGTAGTGTTCTGATTTACACTTCAGCTGTCCCAAGATCATGTCCGGTTGGGTCTCTTGTAGGTAGAGCATGAGCTCTCGTTCTTCGTCTATTGGGTCTGGGTTGTCTACGTCCGCAGGATCTATTTCCTCTGTGAGCATCCCTGTCAGAAGCTCTCTTCCCATACCACGGTGGGCCGACAGGATGCCTGCCCTTCTGGCTAGCGCAACCAGCTCTGTTACGTTCATCTCTTCGTAGTTACGTGTCTGCATCGTACTGCTCCTTGGTGAGCCCAACTCGATCTTCTGAGATGGGTAGCAGGGTGACGTACATACCTGGGTGGTCTGGATCGCAGTGCTTCTCCAAGACCATCCTGAAGTTATGCGAGTCATCTATGCCTGTTGCTGCTGCAACCGTATCTTCGATCAGCTTAACTTGGTTGCTAAGATCTATACGCTTATACCGTGTTCCCTTCGCAGATTTCAGGTACTCAACTTGATCGAAGAACACTATCAGGCGTAACTCGTATGGTACGTTCTGCTTCATGCCTAGGAAGGCTACCCTGCCCTGCTGTTGGATCGTCCGCATGGCGTACACCTTGAAGGCTGACGCCTGTGGCGATAGGAACCTCCCCTTTCCTGGGACGCTCACATAGATCTTGTTGGATGAGGGTGGTAGACGATCTATCCACACCTTCAGGTAGCTCATGACTTCTTCCTGAACCTGGATAGTACGTTCATGCCTGGGTGTGACTGCCCAACACCGTGCTTGCTAGCTATCTTCTCCCCAGTGTACCTGTGCCCCTCACTGTTGAATCGATCTGACAGTCCTGTGATGGCACGGGAGATGGTTTCTATGTCTCTGTACAGGCCCTCTGAGATGGCCTTCAGCATGTTGTATCTGTAGTCTGCCGTCTCCAGGTCGGCGTTGAGCTTGATGTACCTCAGATCGGTACGAGCTGCGTCGTCCTTGTCAGAGACAGTTTTCTCGTCCCTCTTCTCTCTTCTGATCTTAGCCCAGGCGAAGTCTCTGGCGGATTCCAGAGAGGTCTTCATCGACCTGGCCTTTGGCATCAGGTTGGTGGCGTAGTCGAACCAGGCGGTGTACCAGGTCAATAGGTCCAACAACTGTGACATGTTCAGATCGCTGATGCGTTCTGGTAGCTGTGGTCTGTCCGCTAGCTCTTCACCCCTTTTTGGGCGCTCTGCCTGTGGGAAGCCCATCAGGGTCATGTCAGCGTCACCCTTGTCCACGGCTTGGGCGTACATGTTCACGCCGTGTGTGTACTCTGCTTCAGTGGTTGGCATTATTGTCCCTTCCTGCTGGTGCGGAGTGTGCTGAGGGCTGACGGGCCTCCGCGTCCCATCTTAGGTGGCTTGCAGACAGCTGCGTACTTGCAGTTCCTGCAACCAAAGGTGATCTCTTGTGGAGGCTCGGTTCCTTTCATGGCACACCCACGAACATAGTCGAGCTTCTCTTTGATCGAGTTCCACCTATCCTCATCGAACACCTGAACGTACTCAGCAAGGCTGGAGTCGTTCTTGTTGTAGTACAGGAACACCATGAGAGGCAGGTCCAGGCATGCCTGGTAGACGGTGCCCTGTATAATGTGTTCCTGGTGTGCGCCTTTGGTGGCCTTGAAGCCCTCGTCATTGATGGATTTGATCTCTAGTCCTGCTCTGGCGTGGATGGTGGGAGTAGTGAACTCCCATAGGCCGTCCATGTGGGCAGAGATATCGTAGCTATCTGCCATCGCATTGTTCTCTGGGCTGATACCCACCTCGTCCTGGAACTTGTCCGTCTTCTTGTGCTTCTTAGCATAGTGGTGCATGTACATCTGCAGTTGCAGGTGGATACCCGAACCATTGTCGAAGATGCGGCGGAGTCTAGGATCGAAGGAGTTCTCAGACTTAGCTCCCACGTACCCATAGTAGAGGGCCCTGCCACAGCCCATTGGGTACTTCTTGTCTAGGGTCTTACCAGTGAGTCTGCCAATCTCGGACGCATGGAAGATGTGCTTCCTTCTTGGTGCGTCTCCGATTCTCAGTTCACCCCGCAGCTCTACGGGCTCTGCGTTCATGTCCTCTAGCATCGCCTCTACACGATCTTTGATTACTATGTGCTGCAGGACCTCCTTACGGAAGTCCTTGCTGTCTGCAATTGTGAGTAGCTCAGTTCTTTCCACGTATCTTCTCCATGATCTCCAAGAAGAGGTCGTAGGGGAGTGTCACGAACCTCTTCCCCAGTTTTCGGAAGTTCAACACCAGAGCTGGTTTCTCACCCGCCAATTTGGCGTGCCTTGCAACAGCAGCCAAGTCAGTGGCCTCGAGTTTGTAGCTCTTGACGCTGTCTGTGTACTTGTGTTCGAAGCGCCACTCCCCATGGACCCGAACGTCATCCTTGTCATCCCCATTCCCTGACCCTGGCTGTACTACCCCTCCAACGTCCAGGGCTAGCCCTCTCTCCATGTTCCTGGATAGCTTTACTCTTCTAGCAGCTCGTACTGCTGCTCGTGGGTCTGTGGATGCCACGTTGAACTTGATCACGTGTCCCTTGTCTTGGCACTGGTCACACAGTCGAGCCTCCTGCAGGAGGGTGCCCGACTGTGCGTCCCTAAGTACGTAGCGTGTGGATTCTCTGACCTTTCCACAGTTGGTGCAAGACAGACCAAAGCCCACGTATCGAATACCTAGTTCCAGTTCCACGCCTTTCACTTGTACCTCACGTGCCCCTGTCCTGCATGTTTGATGGCTTCGATCCTGAGAAGAGATTGGAAGTCTTCGTCCTCTTCGATGCGCCTCTGCATCTCTTCTTTGTTGCCCAGCTTCATATCACCGAGCATGAACCCTGCTTTAGGACCGCCATATGTGATGACCTCATTGGCGGTGCAGTAGTTCTCCAGGTCTGCTGCTATGTCGATCTGTGGGGGATTGAAGTAGTAGCTGTAGATACCAGTCAGGCCCTCGTGAGTACCTGCTTTCCCTTTGGTCAGCTCCCACACAATCTCCTTGCCTACGTCCTTGTCCTTGATGGTGATGGGCTTGCCCTTGCGGAGCTGGATGTCGATCATCTTGCCGTGACGGAGGGCATAGGCACCAGTGGTCCTGTACTCTCTGGCGTGCCCGTACGCTTTCATGTTCGCACGTACCTGTCGGAGGCCAATGATGGTGGTCTCATTCTCCCACAAGAAGGGCTTCTGTCCCTTCCATCCGCACTTGGAGTTACCGCACTTGTACTCGTAGCCACCCTTCCCGAAGACCTTGAAGTCTAGCGGTCTGCTTCCGCAGGACGGACAGATCTTCTGGGGAGCAAGGGCACCAAACACCTTCCTCATCCAGCGAGTCTGTACGTTGGACGCGTCTGCTACCTTGGCGTTGTCCTCTAGATCTTTGTTGTCCTCGGACTGGGTGAGCATGGCGTCCCACGAGTCTATGCCTATGATCTGGTAGGAGTTACTGGCTATGCAGTCAGCCACGCCCTCCAAGATCTTTTCTGCAGCAGCACCACGGAAGATGTGGAAGTTGCCAATCTGATCTTTCAAGTCAGCTACTTCTTCTTCAGTGAGCTCAGGCTGTCCTCTGAGGTGCCTCTCCCTACCTATGCCCTCTATCTCGTAGTCAGATAGAGCCACCCTCACGCCCAGGGCTCGAGCAAACAGCTTGTCGAAGCCTCCCTCGAAGCACACCATGGCTAGGTTGGTGTTCTCCTTGTGGATGCGCTGCTGCTTGGCCAGGAAGTGATTGAGGAGCAGGTTCTTGCCGATGCCATCCAGCCCGTCTATCTGAGACAGGCCACCTGCTGGAAGTCCTCCACCACAAGCGAGGTCTAGTTGAAGGATGCCACTGGGTCTGCGGAGATCGAAGCGACCTTCAACCTCCTCACCTCTCTGCATGACCACCCCCTCTCCTCCAAGCTTCGCCTGAAGAGAATCCAGGAGTTCGTCGGTGTCCACCCTTGGGATGTTATTACGATCTATGGGGGTGAATTCCTCTTGGGCAGGCGCTTTCTTAGCCTTTGGCATCGCTCGCTCCTCCGTAGGACTCTTCTTCTACTAGCAAAAATGGCCTGGGTCCTTCTGGTTCGTCTGTGGAGAATGCTGTAAAGCTACTAACGGTAGCTACCACTAGCCTTGACTGCCCCTGTATGTCGCCTCTGTACGCCTTCGCTGCTTCTCTTGGAGACGTTGCCAATACCATAGTGGCATCGCCGACGTGTAACGCTCCCTCTTCGCAGGCTCCATCATACATAGAGGGCTCACCTTGTGGGTCGTACGTGTCTTCAAATACTAGATATGCTTGGTTGCTGGATGTCTTGGATGCTGTCTTTTCTTTGCTCTTCTTTTTTGGTGTCATGGCCTTCCTTATTTTCAGGTGTGATTAGTGCAGTGGTGTACACTCTTCCGCACTTCCCGGATTTGAGAAGAGGTCTACTTATTGTGTACTGACCTGTTTGATCTGTTCTTGTCTTGTTGCAGTAGTTATCTACTCTGGCGTGGAAGTCTCCGTGGTAGACTGGAAACGGTAGATTTTTCCTAGCTGTCTCCAGGGTAGGGAACAGTACGTCCCCTGTGTACGCTTTTTCATCGTCCAGAAAGGCGTAGATAGTTGCTGACTTTGTTGTGTACGTTTTGCCATTGTAGATCCACGGACCCTCTGATCTAGTTAGATAGCCCAGAGCGCGTTCGGTAGTCTCTTTGACCTCGGGGACGTTGTCTCCAAGCGCCCCCAAAGTCGTGTTGCATTTTGTGCAAAGAAACCCACGAGTTTTACCTGTTCTGTGATCGTGATCGTGACAGCGTTTCTTACCCTCTGGGTACCGTTCACTCTTGAGGGGAATGCTACACATAGCGCACAAGTAGTCTTGACCCTCTAGGATCTCTTTTTCTTTGTCGGCACTTAGCTTACGTGGTCTGTGGTGCTTTTTTTCCGCTCTCTTTTTCAAACGGCTCAGATCCTTTCTCAGGGTCTAGCGGAATGTTGGAGCTGGGGTTGTTCGGTGGGCTCTTACCCGCCGTCTTCTCTTGCTCCACCTTCTTCGGGTCGATCTCAACTGCGTACTTTTCCATGGGCCTTTTCCTTTGGTAGATACCGTTCAGTGGGTTCTTCTTCTTTGAACAGTTCGATTGATCTTCTGACGCTGTTCCTTAATCCTGTACTAGGTTTGTACTTTACCCTGCGTCTTGGTTTGGTCCAGTAGCGCTCTCCAGTCTTGTAGTTACGGACGTGGTGGGCCCCTTCAGGTGCATTGAAGAAGAGGCCCACCGAATCCCACTGTACTGGCTGACCACTACACAAGGTCTCTGAGATGATCTTTGCTAGGTTCCTTAGAACTGTACGTAGCTCTCTCTTGGTGTACCCAGTGTTCTTAGATAGCTGCGTGATCAGCTGTGAGTACGTCATGTTACCCCTTTGCCGAGGCCCAGCTGTACCCAGACCCTCCATCGCACTCCAATGGAACGGAGAGGTCGTAGGGTAGTGGGTGTTCCATTATGTTCTTGATGATAGGCGTAGCCTCCTTCACAGACTCTTCAGGTACCTCGAAGATGAGTTCGTCGTGGATCTGAAGAAGCATCTGTACACCTAGGTTTGCTAGACGTGAGTCATACTCACAGTGGATCATGGCCCTCCTGGCTACGTCCGCTGCTGACCCCTGGATGCGGCTGTTCACGCTCTGCCTCTCTGCCCTGGCCAGCTCTCCACGCTGAGCACCGGACATGTGCCACTTCGACATGCCGCCAAGCGTGTGCATGGCAGGGAATCTACGTGGACGTCCAGATACAGTGCGAACCATCTGGTCAGTGCGGATTAGCCTGTGGGTATCGTTGATGAACTGACGAATGTCTGGGTACGGGCGGAAGTAGTCTTCGATCTTAACTAGGGCTTCATCGTAGGAGATGCCTAGCTTCTTCGCCAACTTCTTGGGCCCCTCACCGTAGGACAGACCGAAGCCAATGGCCTTGGCTGCTGACCTAGCATCACACATGGCTCTCTCCAGTGCGGAGAGCTCAAGCTGAGGGTTCTTCTTTTTCTTCAGTGCCTTGTTCAGCTCATCATAGTCGTAGTTGTACATGATGCAGGCGGTGCCTGCGTGAATGTCCCAGCCACGATTGATGACGTCGATCATGTTCTGATCGTGTGCCTCGTGTGCCAGCAGCCTCATCTCCAGCTGGCTGTAGTCGAACACGACGAAGACATACCCGTGCCTGGGAATGAAGGCTTCTCGCAGGTGGTAATCATCATGGTCCGGCTTGGGTACGTTCTGGAGGTTGGGGTCTACTGAGCTGAGACGACCAGTGACAGTCACGTGCTGGGTGAGAGTAGGATGAATGCGCCCATCGTGGTCTGCCCACTTGGACAAGCCCTCTACATAGGTGCCATTGATCTTGTTCACCTTCCTGAGTTTGGTGATGAGCTCGCATATCTCTATGCCCTCTTCCGCATAGAAGGACAGCACGCTCTCATCTGTGGATGGTTCCTGTGTCTCCGTCTTCTTGATCGGCTTGAGTCCCATTTTTTCGAACAGCAGCCAACGAAGCTGCTTGGTGCTCTTCAGGTTGATCTCTTTACCTGCTATCTTGTTGATCTGACGTTCCAGCCTCATGGCCGTGTCAGCAAGCTTGGGTTTGAGGTCCTCGAGGTACCCGGTGTCCACCATGATTCCTCGGCGGATCAGGTTGAACAGTACCCTTGTGAATGGCAGCTCTATCTCACGGTAGTAGTCCCACAAGGACTGGCTGTTCACCATCTCCTCGTCTGCTAGCTTGTCTCTCAGTACGTCCTTCACTCGATAGGTAGCGTAGGCGTCGAATGAGGCGTAGTTGATGGCACCACGGAAGTCGTTCTTGAGTCCACGGAGAAGCCTCTGCTCTACCGTATCCTCCTTGTGCTCTTTCTCGAAGGTGTCTTTGAAGCTGATCATGTTCAGGCCACAGTAGTGAAGAGCAGTGTCCTTCAATCCGTGGAAGCCTGACCTGTTCTCATCGTGGAGCCAGTCCATGGCCAGGGTGCAGTAGGCAGGGCCTGTTGGTGCTCGCACACCAGAGTTGGTGAGCATGCAGAAGTCGAATGTCATGTTGGTCAGCCACCAGGTCAGGCTACTGTCTTGGGACAGCTCCTTGTCGAAGATGGTGAGCATCTCTCGGCTGAAGCAGTATCTGGAGTTCTCTTCTGGGCAGGCAGACCAAACGACCACATGATCTTTCCATCGGTTGAGGCCAGTGGTCTCTGTGTCTATAGCTGCTTCTTTGGTGTCTCGAACGTGGTTCACGAACTTCATCATCGCTTCTGGGTTGTCTACCCAGGTTACTGGCGGTAGGTCTTGGATCATTCCAGGCAATGCACGGCCCTCCTGTGGCAGGTTATCGAGAGAAAAGAAACCCCGCCCTCCTTATGAGAGCGGGGCTCCGAGTACTACTTGTCGAAGTTGGCTTTCCCGTACTCACGGGACTGCGGCTTGTCGTCCTTGGGGCCTCTGATCCCTAGGATTTCAGCTTGGATCTTCAACGGGTCTGGCGCAAAGATCTCAGAGAAGTCGTATGGCTTTGCCATCTCCAAGAGATCTTCGGACAGTACAGTAGGTGTCCAGCGGACGACCTGAACGGTCGAGCTAGAACCTTCTCCTTGACGCTTCACTTCGATGTCACAGTCGAACAGTGACCGTGGCTTTGGGTCTCTGCACTTGGCTTGCTCGTTGTTGCATTCGAGCTGTGTGAGCAGCCAGCCGGTGTGGCCGCACTTGCACTTGAATGGAGATCCTGTGAGCTTGTAGAACTCGTTGGCTTGCTTCTCGTTGGCCATATTGAAGTCGCCTACGTTCAGCACGATCTTGCCACACCCTTCACAGTCACAGCTGATCTTCTCTACGCTGCCAGTACCACCACAGTTAGCGCAGTCCTTTTCGATCTCGTCGATGGCTCCTACAAGATTCTGTAGGTGGCCGAGGCCCATGCTCCAGTGGATTTTCTTGCCAAAGGTCTTAGGGATCTTGGCAGAGCAGTACTCGCACTTGCGTCCGGTGCATTGTTCTTGGTTGGTGATCTGCTCACCTTTGTGTGGTCCGTTCTCGAAGAGCACGGCCTTGCCATCACGCTCTACCGGTACCTGGTGGTACCAGTCCAGGTGGATGCCATTGAAGGCATGCATGAGACGACGAGAAACAGTACGGTGGGCTGATTCCACACCCTCTGATGTCTCTTGGTCAAACGCATCCCAACCTAGGCACTCCCCACCAGTACGTTCTGGACGACCATTCCTCAGCTCCCATTCTGCGGAGGTGACGAAGCTCTTGTTCGTACGGGCACTGTAGAAGGAGATGTACTGATAGTAGTTCGCCTCCTCGTCCCCGCTCTTGGACATGTAGGCTCCAGGAAGAAGCCGTACCTTTGCAGGGATTCCCTTGGGTGGTGCCCAACGGTGTCCCCATCTGATGTTGAGGGATGCCCCTCTACTCCGACCGCCTGACCCCGTGGTTCGGCTCGTTACGTACCCATGCATTGACGTCGAGAGGCTGCGATTTGGTGAGTATTCCATGTTTGTCCTTCCATTCGATCAGTGATGTTGCTTGATCTAGTACTTGTTGAATTTCGCTTTGGGTTAGATTGTCAGGTTGTGCATTGTCTTCGTATTCGTCTGGGTAGTTGCATACTAGGACACGTAGTCCTCTTGCGATCAGTCGGTCTCCTGTGTCTGCTGTACCTTCCTTTCCAGCCTTGTTGTTGTCTAGGAAGAGGATGACCCAGCCATCATGCTTCGCCAGAGCGGCTTCTTGAAGGGCACTCATTCTACTCCCTTGCAGGGCTACTGTGTTCTCAAATCCTTGCTGGAGCATCCACAAGCATGCCTTGTAGCCCTCTACCAATATGACCGTGTCCAGGTCTGTGTAGAAGAGCTTCGGATATACGTTGTGCATGTTCCACAGGAAGCAGTGGTTCTTGATTTCGTACTGGTCGTACTTAGACTTCTCTATCGGATCGTCTGATGCAAAGCGCACCAGGTCCTCCTTCTTGTAGACCTTGTACCTGGGGAAGGCGCCGGTGACCGTGCGGCCAGAGACACCAACCAGATCTCCGTAGATGTCCCGGATGGGGAAGGTGATCCGTTCGTACTCTTTGTCGAACCCTATGTCCATTTTCTGCAGCAGGACCTCATCAAAGCCATCGTCCACCAGCTTGATGGGGCAGTAATCGAACACACCGAGAAGGCTCTCCTTCAGGAAGTGCGTGCCCCGCAGGCTGGTGGCTTTTGGTGGAGGCTTTATCCTGGCCTCCCTGGAGAGCTGCAAGATAAGATCTACCTTCTCTGACTGCTCCCCCATAGCCTTGAGGAACTGGGCGAAGGTGCCCTTCTCTCCGCAGGCATGGCAGTAGTACAGACCGTTGTTCAGGTTGATGTAGAACGACGGGGTCTTCTCTTGACCGGACTTGTGGAAAGGACACGGACCTCCGATGTTGTAGTTACCGGAGGTCTTGATGAACCGTAGGTGCTTCCTGGCGGACTCTAAGATCATGTCCGAGAGGGCCATCTGCTATGCTCCACCTCGAGGTATGTTGACTGGCTTCCGTGCCCTGTCCTTGGCCTTCTCTGGCTTGCTGTCGTAGTCTGGCATGTACTTCGGGATGTAGTTCTTCCAGAACACTTCCTTGATGTCTCGTGAGTCATTGAAGATCAACGGTGCCATGACTACCTGCCCGTCTACCTTCACCTCACCTACGTCGTCATGTACCGGACGATACAGCTGTGTGAAGTTGGTAGCTGGGTCTCCGTTGATGGCGAACCCTGCGATGTTTGCTTCACGTGATGCTGTGATGGAGAGGGCCAGCTCATTGTGGTGCCTGTCCACCCTCTTCTTGATGATCTCAATGGCCAGGTCTGTGTCCTGAGCGTATGAGTCTGAGAAGGACATGTTGGTTGTGGACCGCCCCTGCTGGTCCTCCTTCTCACTGGCACGGTTGGCCTGGAGAGTGGCCAGGATAGGACGCTTCATGTCCTGTGCCAGGTCCTTCAGGTCTTGAGAGATAGCTGCCTGGTCATTCCACTTCAAGGACCGGGCCCCTTGCTCTCTGTCATTCCTCATCAGGTACACGGCATCTGCGAAGATTAGATCGGGTTTGAAGTCCTCGATCTTGTGCCGTAGTCCTTTCACACCACCGCCGTACTTCCTGTCCTGTCGGTCACTGGTGATGATGAGGCTCTTGTTCTTTCCTGTCTCTAGACTGCAGGTGACTTCGTCCTGCTTCATGGTCTCCATCATGGAGTAGAAGTGGTCTTCCATAGACCCACCATGAGGGTGCGGGATAGATGCCAAACGACCGTGCTTCCAGTCGTCGTAGGCTGCCCCAATCAATAGGCACACGCACCTCTCCATCATCTGTTCTGGAGACATCTCACGTGTATAGATTAGGATTCTCCTGCTGGCATAGTCGTAGGCGTACATGCAGATGCTCAAGGCTACCCAGGTCTTGAGAGACTTTGGGCGACCATAGAAGATGATGTACTCTCCATCCTGCATTCCCCTGGTCTCATCATTTAAGATCTTCCAGGGATAGGGTATGCCCTTGAGCACGCCCCTGTTCTTGTTCTCTTCGTAGATGTACTTGACTGCAGAGATCGCGTCAGCCACGACTATGTCGGTGCTGCCTCTACGCTGCTTGCCAATCTCTTTGATCTCTCGTTCTAGATGTACCAGTGCTTCGTCAGGTCTGTCTCTCCAGTCGTGTAGGTAGGAGGACAGCTTGTCCAACCTTGCACTGGCGTCGTGCTTCTTGAAGTCCTCTATGACGGAGGACATCTTCATACGGTCGTTGTCAGGGAGGTCCACCGTTGAGTAGCTGTCGCGGATCATGTCCCTTGTTGGTACATCACCCCCGGTCTTGGCATTGTGGTAGTACCCCAGCATGAACTCGAACACCATGCGTGCGTCGAGGTCCATGATGTGGTCCGGTCGGATCTCAGCATCTATTGCTGCCCTCATCCCAGAAGGGCCCACGTCGGCTATTTTTGCAATCAGTCTTAGGTCTTTGTTCGCAGCCATGGGAATGCTCCTCTCACTTGGACAGTTCGATAGATACCACTCCCCCTTTATTCAGGGTGACCCTGTTCTTTCTGATTTCGTGGAAGATGCAGATGCAGTAACGATCTGACCAGAGCAGCTCACCCCTATGCACGGTGCCTGTGCTGGTTACGACATCTACCTTCTTGCCGAACATCTTCTTGATCTCACTGTTCCAGTTCTCATGGACGTTGATCAAGTCCTTGAGCTCGTTTACATCCTTCTCGAGCTTCTTTACCTTGCCTTCGAGTACAGCAGTGTCGCTTGGTTTCATACGATTCCTTTCGAGAAACGAGGGGGAACAAAGCTGCGCCCAGTAGGTGTGCAAGTCAAAAGATTGTTGACCTACACCACTGCTAGTGGCGCAGACTCTGCTCCCCCACTACGGGTTGTGGTTACGCTGCGACAGTGGCGAGGGCAGTCAACGATGGGGCCTTGGAGAGAAAGCGACCAGCCATCTCCTCCAGAGTTACCCTCTTGTCCATGTCCTCATTCACATCTTGTGCAGCACGTGTGATTGCCTGGAGGATGCCGTACATGTTGGGCAGTGGCTCCAGTTTGAAGGCATCTTGTGCACCCTTGATGAAGAGCTTGGTGGCCTCCATCTTGTTCAGCTGCATTTCGATTTCCTTCTCTGGGTTGACCACGTTGATGCTGGACAGAAGCTGCAGCTTCGACTTGGTAGAGACCCACCGTGCACTCAGTACACCGAAGGCTTCGCTCAGCTGCCTGTCCAACGCTGCCTCTTCGATGGGGCGGTGCTGCCTGTAGAGAAGGCGGCTGTCCCCAACACTAATGATCATCCCGTTCGAGCAGACCAGGCGGAAGGAGAACTCGTCGATGATGACCGCTGTGTACCCGACCTCAGAATTGCGCAAGGTCATGCCTGGGTACACAAGGTCAGTCTCCGGGAGACTCCCTGCTCGTTCTGCATTGTCGTAGACAGCCCTCAGTTCGTGGTTATCACTGTTCCTGTCGATGGGGCCAAGGTCGATAGGCTCCTTGGCTACCAGGGTGTAGTAGTTGCAGTGATCATTGCCCCACACTGCGTGCTTGTTGTGGTGGTCCTTCATGAAGCCAAGAGTCTCCAACTGGGAGGTGAACTTGCGCTCACACCGGTCAAAGATCTTCTCGTCATCAATGGGTTCGAAGGTGGGCGAGAGGACAGCTCTCATGTACCCATCAGCTACCTTCAGTCCAGGGGCACCAGCACGGTACCTCTTTGTTCTGATCTTGCAGCTCTCACCACTGTGGTTGAACCGCCTCTGCAGTTCCTCTTGCACCTGCTCTGGCTTGATCCACTTGGAGTTGAACCACTTGTCCCACTGGATGCCCAGCTTTGAGCCGAGTTGGCTCTTCGACCAGCCGGTCATTGTGTAGGAGCCGAGTCCAGGGATGTCCATGTTCAGCTCTTTGTTGATCCGAACATCAGACATCTTCACTACGACGTCTCTGTTCTTTAGGTCATGCTCTTCAGCAATCTCTTCCCGTACCAGGTTAAACGGGATCAACTTCTTCGAGTCTTCCAGTCTCAGTCCGCGTCTCATTTTTGTTCTCCATGCTTGGGTTTCGTTGGGTTGCAAAGTGTCGTGGTGTAAGATCTTCTTCCATTGCGACCATAAGGTCTTTCATTAGTTGGAGGGTCTCTTCAGACCAGTTCTTTGGGTTCGCTGTGCACTTTCCGTGAGTTCCTACCACGGCCTTGGCTTTAACATCATACTCCATCAGTGCGTAGGTGGCATTCACTACCAGACCAGCGTTCGGAAAGTTGGTGATGGATACCTCGGTCACCTGCAGGGCATTGATCTTGCTCTCTGCCTCGCAGACTAACATCAGCCTCCCCCGAAGTTCTTGAGGTAAGCCCCCATCTCTTCTGCGCCTTCCTTGGCCTTTTCTTCGGCTACTATTCCGGCTTGTGTGACAGCCTCTAGAATGGAGTGGACGTCTTGGTTGCACGCCACACTTACTGTTACGGTGGATTCAACGGTCAGACCAGCTTCACGTGTGCTGAACCAGTTCTTGAATCCCCTGGTTACCTCGACTCTTCCTACACCATCCCCGATAGGGAAGGGCATGTCGAAGCTTCCACTCAGGTCTTTCTCTCGCCTGATGCGATCTCCGTCTGTCTTGACCTTCTCTGTTGCCTTACCTTGCACAGAGGCGGTAGCGTTTGGCCCTGGGCCAGTGTTACCTACCGGTCCCGCTGTCTTTCTTCCTGGTATCAATGGTCTCGCCATGGTTCTCCTTTGGGGTTACTCGTTGTCCACATCGGCATAACCATCCTATGATCAGGCCGTCTTCTCCTATTGGTGTCCGTGGTTCATATTCGTGCTCTAGTAGATCTTCGCAATCTATTTCGCTATTCCTGGTCGTGCCACACTAGTCTCTCGGCAGTGCCGGAAGGGTGAATGGTTTTGGTGTTCCCGGAAGGGCTGATGGGTTTTGTGGGTCTTCGTGGTAGGCCTGTCCTACGATCTGTGGATCAACCTCTCCTTGACGTACCATCTGCTCGAGTAGAGGTTGGTTCAGTTCGTAGACAAGCTTGCTGGTCAGTACCAGGTTTGCTTGCCCGACAGGTAGATGCTCTGCCAAGAAGTCCGTGTCGTAGTACCGGCTCATCTTGCTCTGTGCACCGATGCCTTCATAGACCAGCTGCTTCCTATCAGATCTCTGAAGCTCTGCCTTCACCTCTCGTACGGCTACATCTAGTGCCAGATTCCTAGCTTCCAGGAGCCCGTAGAACTCCTCGAGCATCGGTCGGACATCTGGGTCCTTCATGAATGCTCGTAGCTCGTCCTCTGCATGCTTGTAGACCTTTGCCTGCTTCTGTGCCGTGGTCTCTGGTGGAGCCTCAGTCTTCTCTGTCTGGGTCTTCGTCGTCTTCTTCGGCATGCGATGCTTTTCCCTTCTTGGTTTTCTTGTCAGGTTGCTTTTGTTTATCTGGTGGTACCACGCCGTAGTACTGCTCTCTGAGGTAGTCTATGATCTTGCAGATGTTGGTGAAGTCCTGTATCGCTGGACCCCACAGTCCTGTGTGCTGGGTGGTTGTATCAGAGCTGCCCGCCAGCTGGCCTGGTTCATATGTCGGCATCACTGCATACCTGAGCTCTGTGCTTCTTCCTGGTAGGCGCATGGTTTGGATCTCACCATGAAGCCTGGCTGTCACTGTGCTCTTCCCGGTCAGTGCCTGCATGGCTGGCTTTCCGAAAGCTACGATGAGCATAGGGTCCACTATGTAGATGGTCTCCAGCAGGCGCTCCCTGCATGCCATCCTCTCTTCCTTCTTCGGATCACGAGCCCCCACGTACTTCTTCCCCGTGCGCTCATCCTCCTTCACCATCTGCGGATAGCAGCAGACAATGTTGGTGATGTACACGTCCTCTTCTCTGCTGAGCCGGGCACCATTGAGGAAGTCATTCAGGATGGCTCCTGACTCTCCCATGTATGGTCTGCCCAACAGGTCCTCTTCTTCTCCAGGAGCAGTTCCGATGATCATCAAGTCGGCATTAGGATTGCCTTCCCCGAACACCAGATTCTTCCTTGTCGTGTGCAGCGGACACTTGGTACAGCCTGCCCACTTCTCTTCTAGCTGGGCCAGCTTTTCTGCCTTGTTCATATGACCTCTACGGAGTGGCTGTCTACAACCTCGCTATCCAGAGGCGTGAGCATTCCATCTCCTATGCAGTAGCCGACCTCTTCACGCAGACAGTCTCGTAGCTCGGTGGGATCAGTTACAGTAGCTTCGTCGTAGTTTACTTTGATCGTGATTGTTACAAGCATTTGATCTCCTTTCCTTGACGCACACGGTAATTTGGGGCACGGTGCCCCGAATTGCCTACTGCGTTACCAATGTTTAGATTTTGGGCAGCTCTCTGGCCATGACTAGGCCAGACTGTTGGACTCTGAGGTGTTGCTCTAGTTCGAGGCAAGCTTCCATTACCTGCTTCAAGTTTGCACTGATCTCTGGGATGTCTTCCACAGAGATGTACAGCGTGGGCTTGATGGTGATGCTTGCCCCCGAGTTGGTCAGGGGGAATGGGTAGATCTTGGTACTGGCCATGGTATTCGGGCCCTGCTGGGTCATGACGGTCATGATCTGGTGCTGGAAGATTCGAGCATTCTTGAGCTCTACTCCCCATCCCTTTTCCATGTAGCTCTTGACTTCCCCGTCATCCATGTCGGTCTGACCAATGAACATGTAGTTCGGGTTGCTGTCTCCTAAGATCACGGTTCTCATTTCTTGTATCTCTCCTGTTCGTCAAAGGGTCGAAGGATTGTGTACTCTAGTGGACCACCCTCATCGACGGGCCACTCGTTGATCAGCTTCTTCAGTTGTCGGCATGACTTGTGGAACTTAGGGATGAAGACGTGGTCCATGATTACCACCACTGGGTGATTGCCACCACCACGGTACCCAAGGATGCGTCCCATGCCCTGTTGTAGGGTGTTCTTTCCACCGTCTTCTACTGCTCCACTTCCGAATGGCGTAAGAAAGAAGATCGTGTCTAGGGACTTCTCGTCCAGAGCCTCTTTCACCAGCTGCAAAGTCCCGAAGGTTATCTGCCTGGTCCTCAGGGTCTCTATCCTGGCTGCTGGCTTCTCCCTACCTGTGCACAGACCGGAATCCGGGAACATGTCGTGGAGAAGCCTGAGTTGATCTACACTGTGGCTCAGTACCAGCATCTTTCTCTTCTTGCTGATGGGCATACGAAGCTTCTCGGCAATGAAGTCATTGTTGGCTTGGAGAGTACCCAGGTAGGTCCTCAGCTTGGGGATGTTGATCTTCCCGCCAGCATAGATCTTCTTTTGTACCTCTTCATCATTGGTATCTATGCTGATAGGTACCTCTTGAATGTAGATGCGTGGCTTGACCTCCTGCTGTAGGTCCCGAAAGAAGGTGGGGCCAACGTGGTACTGGTAGATGGGCTCGAGACCATCCTCCCTATTCACCGTAGCAGTCAGCCCCCAACGCTCTCCGTAGAACATGGGGGCTGTGTGGACGAACAACGGGGCGGATAGGTGGTGGACTTCATCATAGTAGATACCACCGAAGTATCTGTCGAAGCCTTCAGGTATCTCTTCATAACGGAGAGACAGGGAGTGGATCATTGCCAGAACCACACCCCTGCCCCTCCAGTCCCACTCAGCTGGGTCTCCTTGGACCAGGCCTACACCACCGTCCACATCCATGAAGGACTCGATGCGTGCCTTCCACTGGTCAATGAGCGTGGTGTTGTTCACGATCACCAGGGCTGGTACCTTCTTGTGTGCCATGTGGCTCAGGGCGATCTGTGTTTTCCCTTTGCCGCAGGACAGGTTCAGGATTCCACAGTTGGCTTCGCACATAGCCTTGAAGGCTCTTCGCTGGATGTCCTTGTCAGGCTCTAGGAAATCCAGGACGATGCGACTGTTGAAGTTGATGTTCCTGTACTCGTAGGGTCCGATGTCTATGATCGGGAAGGGAGCATCCTTGTACTGACTCCTGGGGATGAACTCTCGTGGGACGATGATGTGAGTATCACATTCCTCCCACAGCTGCAGGAACTCGACCCCAGTCTCCCCCATGACAGGGAACTCGAGCCCTGCCTTGATGGAGCGGACATTGATGTGCTTCTTGGGTATCCAGAGCTGCCTACCGAAGTAGCCAACGTCTGGGTCCTTTCTGACTAGGGTGATCTCCATTACTCTCCTTACTTGAGCCGGAACACTGTGAAGAATCTGTACCACTCGTACAGACCACCACGAGCCGCTCCTGCTACACCATCTTTGAAGAACCTGGTAACCGGGTTGTCGTTCTCGCTGATCGGACCAGGAGCCCAGTTGCTGTACTCTACTCCTCCTTGGGGACGGTAGTTGGAGGTGGGCGCTTGGTATCCTTGTGGTCGGTACGGTTGGTATGTCTGGTAGGTTCGAAGCGGGGTACCTGCAGGGGTTGTTCTTCTGTCTGGGCCCATGGCTGCGGCAGATGCCCTAGATATCTCAGCTCGGCAGGTGTGCTGAAAGTTGCACGCAGAACAGTCCGCATCCCTGGAGTCGTACGAGTCGCCATCTCCCCAGCAGGCTGGCTTCTCGTTTACGTTGACACGGTCGGCGTATGCTCCCATTCGGTCAGTTCCTTTCACAGGTTTCCCAATCTCGTTTCAAGGCGGGATTGGGGGGTCATAAGTAGGATGCTTATACCCGTGAATTTCTGATATTTTTGCACCCCACGGCGTTGTTGACATGACTTGTCTTCGGAACGTACTATCATCTTTGGTACTCACGCAGGGAGACCTTCATGCAAACCGGCACCATCATTGACTTCTATGACGACCCGATGGGGTCGGTTCTCAAAACCAAAGTGGCTCACGCCCAGCTGCCTGACTACGTCAGATCGGCTGACTTCCAGACAGAGGAGAAGCTGGCAGCTTTGCCAGATGACGCCTTCGCTCTGATCATGGTAGACAACGGCAAGGCCATGAGGAAGTTTGCCTGCGTGGACAAGGGGAATACTGCCTTGTCTGCTCTCTACTTCATGGAGACCAAGGACAAGCTCCCTGAGGAAGCCCAGAAGATCGCTGCGGCAAACCTGCTCGGGTACTGCCTGGCCTTCGGTATAGAGCCTCCCGCACAGCTCGAGAAGATTGCTACGAAGGCAGAGGCATTCGCTAAAGCCTTAGCCACCGATCTGCTACCAAATAACCCAAAGGATTTGGCTCTTTTTCGAAGGGCTAGTTCTTCTACCGCAGGACAAAACGCTAGTGCCCAGGCTATGAAGGCGGTCAGACGAGGGAAGTCTGGTGAAGTAGCTTTTGGCAATTCTTTGAATTACGGTAAGAGCAAGCGCAGGCAAAGCGAGTCGGTGTTTCCTAGGCTAGAGAAGGACGGAGACGTGACCGGCTCTGAGATCATGCCACTCCAGTCCAACCCCAACAAGGCTGACGATGCTGATAGTCAGCTCAATGCTACGATCAAGAAGACTGCGGCACTCTACGTGGATGTGACTGGTAAAGCACCAGAACCCAAGTTCGTGAAGCAAGCTCACAGCAACTACGCCCTACACAAGTACGGCCAGGGTAGGTTCCCTCTCGATTCCTACGGCGATGTCCTCGAGGCCAACCGGTGGTTCGAAGAGAATGGTAAGACGTTGCATCCCAGTGACCGACAAGAGTACTGCACCAAGCTGGCAGCAAGGGCGGACAGCCTAGGCATCCAGGTGACTAGTACGATCAGGAAGTACGCAAGCAAGAGCTTTGCTCCAGAGATGGAAGTTAGAGCAGCAGTCAGTACCCGTATGCAGTTCTGGCAGAATGATTCTCCTGAGCGTGATGTGCTCAAGGGAATGATCGATAAGTATGCCAGTGCAAAGCCAGAAGCTTTCTGTGCAGAGCTTACAAGGTTCGACGTTGACCACGGTATCGATCAGTATTGGGATGACTACGTGGTCGATCCTATCGCCTCAACCTTTGGTATGACCAAGCAAGCTGAGTGGACTTGGACGCAAGGTGCCGATAGACTGACCGAGGATGTACTTACCCAGGGAGTCAGGGACGGAAAGAAGATTCACGAGATTTGCACCCTGTTCGGAAAAGAACTGGCCAGTGAAATCGTAGAGAACCCGAATACGGTATTCGACTCTCTGCCTTTGGATTCGAAACGTATCATTGCCAGGATTCTCAACGACTCACAATAAGGAGAAGAGACCATGTCCAGTAGATCATTTGGCGCACAACATGCAAAGCTAGAGCACTTGCTTCTAGGCAAGAGCGGTATCCCAGGCGAGGTCGCTGACCTTCGCAGTGATACGGAAATTGGATTCGAGAACCTGGAAGCTCAGGTCGGGTTCCCGATGCTAGACTGGCTAGTGGGTGCTGAGCCTGCAGCAACAGGAGCCACAGTGGTGTTCCGTGGCAGAGCTCTGCTTCAGGGCCAGACCTTCGACACACTGACGCTCGTGTCTGGTACCTCTCACCTGGTCATCACTGCACTGAAGCCAGGTAAGAGCGGCATCAAGGTCGTGATCCTTGTGGCAGCAGGAGGAGCTTCGGTGGCCTTCGCCAACAACACCCTCACCATTCAACCTGCTGCTGGCGGAAGCACGGCTTCTGCTATCGCTACGCTGATCAATGCCAACGGTTCTGGGTGCCAGGGTATCCTGTGGGCAACCGTCGTCGTTGGTGACGCTACTCCATTCGCTCTAGCAGTGGCCTCTACGCCTCTTGCTGGTGGCGTTGGCGCATATGCTGGCAACAAGGTGACGTTCTCGGGAGTGGAAGCACTACCAAAGAACACCACCGGTGCCACTGGTGCGGCTGCTTGGACTGACGCTGTCCTCACTGTGTCATCTCCGAACCTGAGCACCACGACTCCAGCACACAACACTGGTGACAAGGTGGCTGCTGTGGTCGAGTCGAACGGTACATTGACTGCTCCTATCACGGTACAGCTTGGTGGAGGCTCTGCTGGTGCTACTGGCGCAACAGGCGTCACTGGCGCTACCGGTCCTACCGGCCCAACCGGTGTGACTGGCGCAACTGGTCCTACATAATTGAAGGACGGGGTGACAGACCACGAGTCAAATCTGCTGGCCGTACTACAAAAAGTCGGCCAGCAGATACCCACTACACCGAGTGACGATGACTCAGCTGTCCTCGATGCGAAGACAGTTGTACCTACAGATGATCACTATAAGGTTAATCTACCTGAGCCATACGCTCCCCCACCTCTACAGGTGCCGGAGCTGAATACCAGGAAGACCACACCAGTCACTGGGAAGAACCTATTCGTTCATCACGACACACACCCGGTGGTGTTCGACATCGCTCTGTTGAAACGGTACCAGGCAGACTGGTTTGAGTGGCAGCCAGAGACGCTGTGGAAAGAGATCAAGGAAGACTTCAGGGTTCCCTCTATCTCCGACCATGCCAAGGCTAAGATACAAGCGGTACGCACCCTTCATATAGGGGAGATGTACTGGAAGAACTGGGAGACGTTCTGCTGGATCACCCAAGCACTGAACAACAACATCCCAGACTGGCACGTTCTTCAGAAGCCATCATTGTCACAGCTCATGAGCAGCGTGGACATCGCAGAGATGGTTCGTAAGGGTGAGGTGTTTGCGCCTGAGGTGGAAAGCTTTGTGGCTGCAAGCATGCTGGATGAAGGAGTGCTGTACGCACCACATCCTGTTTCGTTTTGTCAGGCAGAGATCAATCGTTACTTGTCAGACAGAGGCATTGAGTACGAGGGTATGGAGTTAGAGGTGCAGCGCAAGTATCGAGAGGCCATCAAGACTTCTGGCATGTCTCTTGAAGAGACGGCGGTAGACATACAGGTAGCCAAACTGAAGGTGGCGTGGGACTATCAAGCTCTGAGGGGGAGGCAGCTCAAAGAACAGCTGTTGTTACTCACATGAAGCACATCACCGAAGATCATATGCTGGGTATGCTAACTGAGCTTCAGAAGGAGGCCGGTGGGGCTGCAGATCTCTTGGGTCGTGGGGTTAAGGGTCTGCGATCTTTTCCACTATTGAAGAGCCTTCCTGGGCTAGAGACCAGATCTGGACAGATGCTGGCTGGTGGTGCTGTAGGTGCTGGTATTGGTGCTGCTACTGGTGAGGACGGCAATCGTCTTCATAGAGGTGTGCTCGGTGGCCTAGCTGGAGCAAGTGCTGTAGGCCTGGGTCATCTGGCCACTAAGGGTGGTAGAGAGGCCGCAGGCAAGGGCGTGAGCAACTTCTGGGAGAGACAGAAGTATCAGTTCACTGGCAAGGGGATAGAGGGAACACACCCAGAGCGTGTGGCCAGAGCCAGAGAGATCGGAGTGCTTCCAAAGCTAGAAGCCGATGCTACTCCAGGGCAGCTGGCACAAGACACTCACATGCAAGAGGCCCTGAAGAATGACTGGCTCTCTTTGCCGGGGTCTGTTCATGGTCTTGTGACCAAGCCTGGTACTGTCCTCAAGAATTCGTGGAACCGTATGGATGGCGCTGGGAAGGCTTTGACCGGTGTCGCTGGTCTGTCAGCAGCGTCAGATCTGTTGAGTAAGCCAGATCCTAACGGTCCAGGCAGGTTGGAGAAGACCCTCGGCAACGCTTCAGGTACTCTCGGGTTCACTGCTGGTCCCGCTGGTATGCTACCTGGCATGCTGATGGGTAGCTGGACAGGCAGAGCTGGGCAGAGGGTGGGACGTGTTGGAGATCGCCTCACGGGGCATAACCCAGCACCGGCTGAAGCGTACGCTCCTGCGTATGAGGGAGAAGCATAATGTCTGTAGGATTGGGCGGTGCGGACTCCTCTGCACTTCGTTTCTCTAGGTCTCGTGGACGTACCGGTAGCTCCTCTGACTACGGTCTGCAGTACCCGAGTCCATTCTTTGACATTGGTCAGACCTACCTACCGGCTACCGTCAAGCAGATGTTCCGGTGGTGCAGGTACTACTTCTTGGTCAACCCACTGATCAATGCAGTCGTGGCCAAGATGGCGGACTACCCAGTCACTGACATCATCCTGGACACGGACAAGCCAGATCTGAAGGAGAAGTGGTACACCTTCCTGAACTCTCAGCTCAGGTACCGTCCCTTCCAGATTGAACTGGGGCTGGACTACTACGCCTATGGCAACGCCTTGGTCAGTATCTTCTACCCCTTCGTGAAGATGCTCAAGTGCAAGCGCTGTGGGCATGAGAAGCAGGCTGCTGATGCCACGTACCGCTTCCAGAACTTTGAGTTCCACTGGGAGTGCACCAAGTGCAGCCATGCTGACATTGCCTTGGTTCGTGATCACTACATCAAGGCACCAAAGGGCATTCGTTTGCTCAGGTGGAACCCCGAGGATATCGATACCCGGTACAACGACATCACCGGTGAGTCGGAGTACTACTACACCATCCCTGTTCAGATCAAGAACGACATCATCATGGGGAAGAAGTCCACTGTGGAGACCATGCCACAGCTCTTCATTGATGCTTTAAGGCTAAGAAAAGCTGTCGTGTTCTCTCGTGACAACATCTATCACTTCAAGCGGCCCACGTTGGCCGGGAAGGATAGAGGTTGGGGTACCCCTATGATCTTGCCTGTTCTGAAGGATACGTTCTACCTTCAGGTTCTCCGCAAGGCTCAGGAGTCCATCGCCCTCGAGCACATTGTTCCTTTGCGTGTGCTGTTCCCACAGGCTGGGTCAGCTACGTCGGACCCGTACACCTCCGTCAACTTGATGGACTGGCATGACCAGATCGCAGGAGAGCTGCGTCGGTGGAGGGCAGACAACAACTATATCCCCATCCTCCCATTGCCCATTGGTCAACAGACAATCGGCGGTGATGGTAGGGCCCTACTCTTGAGCCAAGAGATCAGAGTGTGGTCCGAACACATCATCGCAGGTATGGGCGTGCCTACCGAACTCATCTTCGGCGGGCTCAGTTATTCGGGGTCCAACGTGTCTCTGCGTATGCTCGAGAACATGTTCCTGGGCTACCTATCTGATCAGCTGGCACTGCTGCATTGGGTGATTGAACGTACGGCTTCCTACCTAGGCTGGGCCAAGGTCGGGGCAAGGTTCAAGCCATTCAAGATGGCAGACGACCTACAGAGGAAGGCTTATCTGTTCCAGCTCAACCAGGCCGGGAAGATCTCAGACGAGTCTCTCTGCTCGGATGCAGACTACGACTCTGCTAAGGAAGACCAGATCATGGAGAACGAAGCTACTCGTCGCATCGGTGCGATGAAGAAGCAGCGTCTGCTCCAGGCAGAGATGGAAGGCGAAGCACAGTTGGTCCAGCAGAAGTGGGTCAACAAGGCTCAAGCCAAAGCCATGGCTGAACAAGTCGCTATCCAGGGTGAGGGGGCTAAAGATCAGATGGCATTCCAGTCTGAGCTTCAGAACGGAATGATGCAAGATCAGGCTGCTGCTCAAACAGGACAGCAACCCCCACCTAAAAATCCAGACCTGACACCTACCCCAAGGAACCCATCACTGATTGCTGGGCCTAAGGAGATCAACTCTCCACTCTCCCTGCAGAGTGTTCAGAGGCATCCACCTTCTGCTACCAACGAAGATATAGCTGGTGGCATGAATGTGGACCTGCTGTTCATGGCACGGAAGCTGGCGGACAAGTTCTCCAGGCTCAACCCTGGGGAGAAGCCAGTCATGCTCGGTAGGCTAAAGCAGTACAACCCAGCTCTGCACGATACGGTTATGGGGCTAATGATGAGCGGCGGTAACGGTCCCACCGCCGCCTCACAGGCCTCTGCGAGAGCGTTGCCACTGCAACGTGCACCTCGCAGAGGTCCTGAAGCTGCGCAAGTCTGATCACAGGTTACTCTCAGCTCTCTTACGTTTGCCGCATACTGTATTGTTGATTCCCAGCATTTGGCGCACAGAGTGAAGCATGTCATTCACTTTGTGCACCTCTGGATCAGAGGCTGCTAGTCCTGCTTCTTTTTGGTGTTTGTAATGCTCCAACGCTACGGCAGCTTTGATCCTGGGGAACCAGTACATCGTTATTGCCATGTCGTTGGATAGCCTTACTACTTCTACTGGGATTGACGTCAGGCCGTACTCGAGCCTAGCTCGGTATAAATAGACGTTTGAATCTAGCCCGTCTACTTTCAGGGTCTCTTCTGCGTAGTTGGCCAGAGTCACCCCCGGTACTGCAGGGTTCAGTGGCATCATTGTCTTCCTCCTTTGTGGTAGGGAGAATGCCTTCGGTTAGGTAGGCGTCTCCCTCTTCTTCATCCCCCTCGCCCAAGATGCGTTTCATGCACCCTGGGCAGAGGAGAATCTTCTCAACGGTCGGGTCCAGAACAAACTCTGGTTGACCGTTCTCGTCACTAGCTTCAGGCATCGGGCACCACTCGGTTACTTGGAACATCTTGTGGTACGGATCGAACCTTCTTCGACACAGATCGCAGTGCCTCGAGTCTCTTGCTTCTGGAGCAGCCAACTCATCTTCTAGCTCTCCTCGGCTACTCATGAAGCAGTCTTGGTGGATCAGTATCAGGATGCTTACTGCACCCTCTGGTCTATCGTCTAGAGGTACAGCCGCCCATGCTACAAACCTGAAAAACCTAGGATCTTTTAGCATGGGTTGCATGTACCCGCTCTCTATCATCGACAGCTGTCGATCATACATTGCGTCGCCGCAACTACTACAACTGTCGCTTAGCCTCACCGCTGGTACCGTTGTCCCAGTTGCTATTTGGCCTCCTAGTCACTGTGGCCAGCAAACTCGCAAAGAAGCTTGCCAAAAAGATGATCACCTGTCATCACCGGCATCTTCTTCTGCGTCTTGTCCTCCGCCGCCGCCTCCATCTTCCTCTTTGTCGTCTGATACCTCTCCTTGGACCATATCACTGAATGAATCCAAGGATGATCGATCTTCGGTGGACATGCTCATTAGCGGCTCCTTCGTCGTATGTCTTACAAGGGCGAAGTCTTCTTCCCTTGCATAGTACTTATACCGCTTTGCGCAGTATAATTTCATGCCCATACTTGATGCGTTCTGGTACCTTTGTCCTGACCACACACATAAAGCGAGGAATCCTTGGCACGTCTTGCACCGGAAGAGGGGTTTGAACTCCTCAAGGACCGAGTACAAAAGGCAGTCAGCGGGCTCTTCCCCATAATCGGGCGGAAGAACACGCTAGAACTACATGATGTAGCGGTTAAAGATAATCTGAGTATCGATGATCTCAGGTCACAGAAACAGGCCAAGCTGAGCGGACGTACTTGGTCCGTTCCTGTTGAAGCCACAGTCACCTTGAAGGACAACACTTCTGGCAAGGTCATAGACAAGCAGAAGATGAACCTGCTGAACCTGCCTAAGGTCACCAGTAGGTATAGCCACATTGTGGATGGCCAAGAGTACCAGATAGACAACCAGTGGAGGCTGAAGCCAGGTGTCTATAACATGGTCAAAGCAGACGGGGCTCTCGAGTCTCATGTCAATGCTATTGGCGGGTTCAAGGTACACTTCGATCCAAAGTCGAAGGAGTTCACACTGAACTACGGCAACTCAAACATGCCATTGAAACCGTTCCTACACGCCATGGGTGTGTCTGAGGAAGAGGTAGAGAAGTCCTGGGGTAAAGACATCGTAGGTGTCAATCACGCAGACGAGACCAAGGAACTGGCCAAGTTCTACCGGGCATCTACAGGTGACAAGACTACTAAGCCCACGCCAGATGAGGCAAAGGCGCACCTGTGGGAGACCATGGGCAAGACTGTACTTCGTCCAGAGGTGAACCTATTCACCTTAGGTAAAGGGTACACATCAGTCACTGGCCCATTATTGTTGGACGCATCTCACAAGCTCCTTCAGATCTCTCGAGGTGAGGCTAAGCCAGACCCACGTGATGCTCTCATGTTCAAAGACCTCCATTCGATTGAGGACTTTGCAGCAGAGAGGTTGATCAAAGGCTCTAGAGAGATCATAAGGAAGGTCAACAATAACATTGACCGAAAGGATAGAGTCAGGGACATCATCTCTCCAGAGGTGTTCAACCGTCCGATCAAGCAGATGTTCGGTAAGAACTCTCTAGCTATCGTTACGGACCAGACGAATCCGTTGGAGATGGTTTCTGCGCAGATGAAGACAACCATCATGGGGGATGGTGGCGTCAAGTCTGAGCATCAGATCAGCGACGATGCCAAGTTGATTGACCCCTCTCACTTAGGATTCTTGGACCCTATCCATACTCCCGAAGGTCACGCTACCGGCATCACCCTGCGACTCCCTCTTGGTGTCATCAAGAAGGGGCACGATGTTGTTGTGCGTATGTACAACACGAAGACTGGGAAGCATGAGGATGTGAATCCTGCTCTGGCATACCGGTCACACGTAGCTCTACCAGATCAAGTACACTGGGAAGGCGGCAAGCCAAAGGCTGCAGGTGACGTAGTCAAGATCAGTGGGCCAGGCAACGAGATCTATGAGGGGAAGTTGAAGGACGCAGACTACATCATGAAGGACCCTCTTCAGATGTTCTCTATGTCATCCAACATGATTCCATTCATGCCCTCAGATCACCCGAACCGTAGCACCATGGCTGGTCGGCAGATGGAACAAGCTATCTCGCTCAAGCATAGGGAGGTCCCTCTTGTTCAGAGCATGGCTGGTGCCAATAGTTTTGATAAGGTGGTCGGTACTTTTGCTAGTCACAGATCTCCAGTAGATGGCGTAGTCCACAAGATCAAGTCCGACTCCATCATCATCAAGAAATCTGATGGTGGCAAGCACGAGGTACACATCTACGATAATTTTCCACTGAACGAGGACAAGGCCTTCATGCATGCTGAGCCCATCGTTAAGGTGGGTGATCGGGTTACTGATGGGCAGACCATTGCTGATACCAACTACACCAAGGGCGGTACTCTAGCCATAGGAACCAACCTGCGAGCAGGGTTCATGCCCTACAAAGGGTACAACTTTGATGACGGCATCGTGGTCAGCGAGAGCGCAGCTAAGAAGCTGACATCTGAGCACCTGCACAGGCACTCTCTGGAGCGGGACATCGCACACATCCTGGACAAGAAGAAGTTCCAGGCGTACATGCCAACGGCCATGAACAAGGCTCAGTACGACAAGCTAGATGAAGAAGGCGTCGTACTACCAGGTACAGTGATTATGCCTGGGGATACTTTGGTGGCTGCTCTTCGTGCTTCTAATGATCCTGAGCGTAAGGAAGACATAGAACTGTCGAAGCTTCACAAGTCCATCGTCAGGCCGTACAAAGACTCCAGCATCAAGTGGGACAGCGACTACTCTGGTATCGTCAAAGAGGTGGTGAAGGTCGGCAAGAACGTGTCAGTACACGTGAAGACTGAGGAGCCACTTGAGATCGGTGACAAGGCCACAGGCAGGCACGGTAATAAGGGTATCGTTACTCGCATCATACCTGACAGCGAGATGCCACACACCAAGGACGGTAGGCATCTTGAGATCTTACTGAACCCACTGGGTGTCACGGGTAGAACCAACTTAGGGCAGGTGCTCGAGGTCGCAGCCGGTAAGATTGCAGAGAAGACTGGCAAGCCTTACCTGGTCAAGAACTTTGCTCCAGGCGCAGACTTCCATGCACAGGTGACGGCTGACCTCGAGAAGCATGGACTCACAGACAAGGAAGAGGTATTCGATCCCGTTACTCACAACAAGATGGGTGACGTTTTAGTCGGACCCATGCACGTCTTCAAGCTCCATCACCAGGTAGAAAAGAAGCTGAGTGCTCGTGCTGGTGGTACTGGCTACGCCTACGACAAGAACATGATCCCTAGGGGCGGTGGTCCACAGGGAGCCAAGTCTCTGGGTACCCTTGGTCTGTACTCTATGCTGGCTCACGGTGCAGTGGCCAACTTGCGAGAGATGCAGACTCTGAAGAGTGACGCTGCTCAAGGAGATCAGTTCTGGTCCGCTCTCCAGGCTGGAGAGATGTTGCCTACACCTAAGCCTTCGTTTGCGTATCACAAGTTCCTTGGGTACATCAAGGGGCTAGGGGTGAATGTACACAAAGTAGGGAACAATCTCACGTTGATGCCGATGACTGACAAGCAGATCGTTGAGCAGAGCAACGGTGAGATCACAGATCCAGCTCGGTGGGTTACTGCCAAGAACATGAAGCCAGAACCCGGTGGTTTGTTCGACCCCAAGGTTACTGGTGGGCTAGAGGGTACGAAGTGGTCACATTACCACCTGCCAGAAGCCTTTCCGAATCCAGTCTTTGAGAGTGCGATCATTCGTTTGCTTGGCATCAAGCAGAAAGAGTTCGATGGGGTGGTGGGTGGTACGCTAGCCGTAGATCCTGGTACGGGTAAGATAGGGCTGGCTGAGAAGATGCCTGGTGGGATCGTAGGAGGTAAGGCTTTCGAGCACATGCTTGGAAAGATCGATGTGAAGAGAGACCTAGCTGCCGCTAAGATCGCACTAGATAAGCCTACGTTGAAAGGCTCCTACCTAGACCATGCCAACAGCAAAGTGAAGTTGCTGCAGGCGCTAGACAAGGTGGGCATGACCCCTTCTCAAGCGTACCTAGCCAAGACCATACCTATTCTTCCTCCTTCGATGCGGCCTCTACCAGTGCTACCCAATGGAACCATCAGCGAAGAAGATCTGAATGGTCTTTACAAGAACCTGCACCTATCGGCTTCTCGTTACTCTAAGATGTCTCCATTGATCCCGGATGATGATCCGTCGAAGGTTGACGTTCGTAATGAGGTCTATGATGGCCTTCGTGCACTGGCTGGTATTGGTGGGTACCCGTCCCAGGTGCGCAGAGGAATCCTGGACTACATCCACGGCAAGAAGGTCATAGATGTCAGGACAGGCGCTAAGGGTGGCTCTCCCAAGGAGGGCTTCTTCCAAGATCAATTGGTCGAACGCAAGCAGGACATGTCCATGCGTGGAACCATTATCCCAGAGCCGTCTCTAGGGTTGGACGAAGTAGGCCTGCCTAGGTCTGCTGCACTCGAGGTGTACAAGCCATTCGTTGTACGTGAGCTGAAGAACATGCTTGGCATTACCCCACTGCAGGCACAGAAGCAGCTGACTGAGGGTGGTGAGATAGTTGATCGTGCTTTGAACAGAGTCATGGCAGGTAGGCCCATTCTCCTCAAGAGAGATCCTGTTCTCCACAAGTACGGTGTGCAGGCATTCAAGCCTCGTATAGTAGGAGGCAAGGCGGTGCAGGTACACCCTCTGGTTACCAGCGGATTCAATGCTGACTTCGATGGCGATGCCATGGGTGCCTTCGTACCTGTGAGCGTAGAAGCTGTGGCAGAAGCACACAAGATGCTGCCCTCAAGGAACCTATTCAGTCCTTCTACAGGGGACATCATGTACGCCCCGACTAACGAGAGCAGACTCGGGTTGTATGGAATCATGCAGCCTGGGAAGAATACGAATCATAAGTTCGCCAACATGCAGGAGATGGAGGCTGCTGTCAGGAGGGGAGAAGCGCACCTCACTGATAGAGTGTCTGTAGGCGGTATGAAGGCTAGTGTAGGAAGATTCATGGTAGCCGGTGCTCTACCAGAGGCCATGCGCCGGAAGCTACTAGAGGGCAGTGCCTCTCTAGACAAGAAGGCACAGGAAGCCATGTTCACCCAGATCGGCAAGGAGCACAAGGGTGAGTACAGTGACGCTGCTAACAAGCTGAAAGATCTCGGGAACATGTGGGCCACAGACACGGCCTTCTCCATTGGCATGAAGGACATAGCTCCTGAGCGCCACATGAGAGACAAGATCTTGGCTGAAGCCGATGCCAAAGTACACAAGCTTACTGGCCCACACAAAGATCAAAAGCAGATTGACATCTACGCTGCAGCCACTAATGAGATGAACAAACATCTTAGGGCTGTGTCCGAGAGCGATAACAATCTGATGCTCCTGCACAACGTGGGCATGAAGGGTGGTACCGATACCCTCAGGCAGATACGTGCTGCGCCCATGCTCATGAGCAATCACAAGGGAGAGATCATCCCTACTCCAGTTCGTAGGTCTTACTCCGAAGGACTGGATGTCGCAGACTACTGGACGGCTATCAGTGGTTCCCGTAAGGGCATCATCCAGAAGGTTCAATCCGTTCAGGAGCCTGGCTACATCAGCAAGCAGGTCATGAACTCGGTCATGAACAATTTGATCGTAGATCATGACTGCGGTACAGATAAGGGTATAGCCCTTGGTGTAGATGACAAGGACGTCCTGGATAGGTTCACTGCGGCTGACATCAAGGCAGGCAGCCACGTCTTCAAGACAGGCACACTGATCACACCTGAGGTACGCAATTCCCTACGGAACAATAACGTGGGTAAGGTAGTGGTCAGGTCTCCACTTCGCTGCCTGCACGGGCCCGGTATCTGCCAGAAGTGTTACGGTCTCACAGAGAACGGTGTGTTGCCAGAGAAGGGACTCAACGTAGGTGTCCTTGCTGGGCAGTCCCTGGGCGAACGCACTACGCAGCTGGCCCTGAAGGCGTTCCACACTGGTGGTACCGCCTCTTCTAAGAGTGCTCTGGTCGATGACTTCGAGAACGTCAAGAATCTGTTGGCCTTCCCGAAGGTACTGCCTGGGTCTGCTACTTTGAGCGGAGTGAATGGTAAGGTAACTAAGATCGCCCCATCAGCAGCCGGTGGTTACGAAGTCACCGTAGAAGGGCACACGCACTACGTACCCCACGCAATAGGTGCCCCGATGTACAACGGACAGCCGTTGAAGGTCGGGATGGAGGTTAAGAAGGGTAGCCCAATCTCTGGTGGTCTGGTGAATCCACACGAGATGCTTGCTCTCACTGGTGTAGAGCCTGTGCAATTGCACTTGGCCAAGGAGCTAAGCAATGCCTTCGCTGACTCGGGTATCCGTAGAAGGAACCACGAGGTAGTGGTGAAGGCACTGACCAACCTCACTAAGATCAAGGACCCAGGCTCCTCCACTGGGTATATCCGTGGAGACTTTGCTTCTACGTCTCAGGTCTCCAGTATCAACAGGAGCATGCCTAAGGGAGCTCACCCAATAATCCATGAGCCCATTCTCAAGGGTGTCAACGTACTACCACTAGAGATGCAAGAAGACTGGATAGCTAAGCTCAATCACGAGAACCTGTCGGATACGATCATAGAAGCAGCTCAGAAGGGCTGGACGAGTAGCATCCACGGGGTCCATCCGATCCCAGCCATTGTGTACGGTGCTGAGGTAGGAAAAGGAAAGCCAGGGGAATACTAGTGGCCTTCAAGAACTCAATGGTGAGCGACGGCAAGAGCCGGTTTCGATGTGAGACCGGTGTCGTAGCCAACGTGAACCCACAGAACATGACCATAGACTGGGTGTCCCAACACTCAGGCAGGCAGATCGCTGGGGTGCAAATCATGGCCCCATACCTCCACTACAACAACGGTGAGGGCTTCACCGTAGTGCCTGAGGTAGGTGCCGTGTGCGTGCTCTGCTGGCCATCTGATGACGAGTCTCCCTTCGTCATGGGGTTCCTCACTGCCCCTGAAGCATCGGCAGTGGACTCTGGCAGTACGAACGCCCAGGAGGAGCCAACAGGTACCCAGGAGACTGCTCTCGTCTCTACGCCCAAGGTATCCACCTCCGGTGGCACTACCCAGGAGAGGGTCTCGGACGCAAGCTACCGGTCGAAGAGACCCGTGCTCAACCCTGGGGACATGCTGTGGCAGGGCCGGGATGAGAACTTCGTAGTCATGCGTCGAGGTGGTGTCCTTCAGATAGGGTCCACTAATATCTGTCAGCGGGCTTACATACCTCTAGGCAACTACATCCGGGACTTCTGCGAGAACTACGAGCTGAACACAGCAGCCGGAACCATGAGCTGGGTGGTGCACCCGTCGGAGACCACGCCTGATGCTGATGCTCCCACGCAGTTCATGCTGGTGGCCAGAGAGTTTGCTCAAGATAAGATGGCTTCTGTCAAGGTAAGCGTCGGCTCCTTGATTAAGAGTACCCATCTTCCCAGTGACGCTGTTCCATTCATAGAAGTGGTGGTCTCTCCAGACAACGTGAATCCAATAGATGGAACCACCCAGAGTGAGAAGTTCATCCTTCGAATAGGTAGAGACGGCACCACCTACACGATGCAGGGTGACCGCAAGGTAGAGATCACCGGTACAGACACGCTGACAGTGGATGGTACACAGAGCATCACCGTCACTAAGGATCGTGAACTCATAGTGCAGGGTGCTCTCACTGAGACCATCAAGAAAGACCACACCATTACTGGAAATGAGGGAAGTGCAGAGACTTGGGCCAAGATCAAGTCAATCACTGCATCCTCTTTGAAATTAGGTGGTGCAGACGCTTCCGAGCCAGGCGTTCTTGGGTTACAGTTATTGAACTGGCTCGCAACACATACTCACGTACCCAATGGTCCTCCCATTCAGGCAGGGGCACTGGCTAGCATCCTCGCAAAGATCGTTTATTTGAAGTAGAACATGCCACTAGATCCAAACGCACTATCGGCTGCCATCCACTCACTGTTGACCACGGTGCCTATCGGCATGTCTCCAGAAACAGCCATCAACAAGACGGATAATGGTGACGGTACTATAAGTGTCACGACGACACCTACTTTGAAGCCAACCTTCATGGCTGACCCCATGGCCCAGGTCATAGCTGATGCTGTGGCTAAGGCCGTAGTGGCGCACTTACTATCCAACGCTATGGTGATGGGTACCTGCCCACCTGGTACAGCAGGTGGACCCCTGATCCAAGGAATGATTACGTAGGAGAACGCAATGAACCTCTTTCTAGATCAAAACCCAATCCAACTCGAGAAGCTAGGCATGGAGTGCATGCTAAGCGAGGATGCCAATGACTGGCCTCAGCAGATTCTCGATGAGCTGTACCGTCAGGCCCCCTACACCAGCGAGTACGCCCCCAAGGTGGTGCTCCGGGTGGTGGACTCGGACAGGCGGTATGGCCTGGGTCAGGTCGAACTCCTCAACAAGATGGCCATCAACCCACGGGATGATGATACCCCTGCTACCCTGAAGGGTAGGCAGAAGGCTATCATTCCGATCATTGTCCAGGATGGCAAGCTCAAGCAGCTAGACACCTTGGTCTACGATGGGAAGGTGGAGCCTCTCACAGATGAGCGCCTACGTAAGGCCCTGTTCCGCCCCAACCTGTTCGAAGCTATCCGTGAGCGGCCAGGCGACATCTCTCTCATTGAGCAGCTGTACCCACCTCACCGTCAGTATGGTGGTGCTCGTGGCCCCATGATGGCAGACGTTGGTGCCTCCGGTGGCATGGGCAAGGAGGGTGGAGCTCACCCAGAGTTCCTGTTCGACGCCATCCTACCCACCATCACCAGGGAGCAGGCCAGTGACGTGCTCAGCAAGGTCGGTGGTGAGACTGATGAAGCGTGGAGCTTGGCTGGCACCCTGACCAAGAACGCTGCAGCTATGGGCTTCATCAAGAAGCTGACGAAGGCTGCGACTGCCAATGTCGGCAGCGGAGAAGACTACCTTCGCAAGATAGCTGGGGCTATCAAGCCCACCGTTATTCAGATCAAGAGGCTAGACGATGGCTTCCGTATCAAGACGGCCAATCCAGATGCCTTCATCCCTGATGCTCAGGATATCCCTCGTCAAGCAGCAGTCGGTGCTCTTGGTGGGGACATGGTGTCCAAAGTAGAGGCAGACGGCACCACTACCATCACATCAGAACCTGCAGTGAAGAAGACCCTGGTAGATGTGACAATCGAAGTGGTCAACAAGTTCGGTATGTACAAGGTCAAGACCCAGAACGAGAACCGTGAGTTGGTTGGCTGGGTGTTCCCAAAGATCATGGACTTTGATGGTACGTTGTTGCCTATGTCTGTGTTCACCAACGGCAGCGAGTCCGCTGTACAGGAGAACATTGCGGGTGTGGCAGTAGCAAAGACCAGTGACCTGATCGATTCAGATCCAGAGGGTCTTGGCTGCTTCTACCATGCTGCTTCTGATGGGGCGCTGGCCTTCACTCCTGTCAACGTCACTGCTTGCGAAGAGACACCAGAGGGTATGTCATTCCACTGTGACACTACCTTGGGTGAGAAGATCACGGTCTCCAAGGTTCCTGGTCTGAAGATGCCAGCCATGATCGAAGAGGGGCACTACGGTATTCCAGAAGAGTGCGGCTTCATCACGCTCAATGAGCCTACTGATCTTGCCTCATCTCCAGATGAGTTCACCAAGGTAGGCCAGGCCCTGGCCATGACGAATGCTGTTCGGGTCATCACGAATGGCGTGGAGTACAGCTTCCAGGGTCAAGAGATTGACAAGGTTGCCCACCTAATCCCGACCAAGTTCGTGGACAAGGACGATGCTGTGTTCTTGGGAGCGGTGTTGGGACAGGAGCCTGTGCAGTTCGCTCAAGATCTGGTGAGCATGCAAAAGCAGGCGAGCCACGAGATGTGGTTCTCTGCCAAGCCAGTCACCCTCATGAGTGAACGCTACGGTAAGGCCAAGCTGGCTGCTGCAGACGTCATGAATAAGCTCCCTCCTCTTCGTGCCTACCTTCTCAAGGAAGCAGCGATGCTAGAGGACCCGACGGCGGTGGACAAGGTACTGTCGGTGGGGTTCATTAACCCTGAGAACGTAGCCATCTTTGCTGGATACATCCCAGAGTTCGAGTCTGTCATCCGCAAGATGGCAGAGCTTCTGGTAGCTACCAGGATGGGGCTGCACACTGTAGATGAGGGGGCCCTTCAGCGAGCACTGGTGCATCTGGACAAGGTAGTTGCGGGACTGAAGACACTCGACGCTGCACCACAGGCCTAAGTCCACGAGAGGTGTCCCGTGGCAGACCTTAGGCATAGCCCAGCAGAATACTTCATTAGATTCTTAATTAGTAAGAGGGAGTACGATCTAGGTACGCTCGTAACAATCCTTGAAGACCATCAGATGGAGTCTGTAGGCAGGCGCTATCTGGAGGAGCTTCAGGAGAAGATGGAGCCCTTTCCAGATCCCTGGGAGACGTCTCCATCAGGTGATTCCGAAGCGTATGAGGAGACTGTAGCGTACCTGCGCAAGCACAACATCCATGAGCTGTGGTTCCCTACCCCAGCAGTGGCTGAGGCTTACAGGATATTAGGTGAACCCAGGTTAAGAGAAAACATCGAGCAATTGATCTTGTCCTCGTTGAGATTCGAGGACATCGTAACCAAAGCCAACAAGTATCACGGCGCTAGCCTCACTGTGGAGGGTGTGTCTGCGTTCCAGCACTACTTCTGGAACCGTAGACTCCTATCCATGAGTGAGTGGATAGCGTTCATGGATCATAAGCCCAATGCTTATGATCGTATCACTACTCTCACTGCTGCCCCAGACATGCAGGAGATGGTGGTGCCTTGGTTGGCTGGCATGTCTGGTCCACCACCCAACATCAACACTGGTGTGGTGGCTCGTCGTATGCGGGACGTAGCCTTCATGAAGGTGCTAGAGATCGAAAGGCAGCCCGCCTCTATCATCCACTCCAAGATGATGAAGAACTACATGGACGTCATCACTGCTGCTGAGAACGAGATGCGGCAGAGCGATGTAGCTCTGAAGGAAGTTCTCCAGGCATTCGAGAAGTTCAGGATGAAGAAGGACACAAGCAGGGTGCTGTCCATTGAAGAGCTTGCAGGTGACAACTTCAGCAAGTCGGGAGCCGGAACCGACGGTAAGCTGATCCACGACAGTATGTTAGAGGAGGATAAAGATGGCTGAGATCGTACCGTTCTTCGCAACTGAGACCGAACACAAAGCAGTAGACACTCTACCAACAGATACCGTACCGCTTGATAGTGTGATCAAGGCGGTGCCTAAGTTCAACCAAGTGGTAAAGGACAATCTGTTGGCTGAGTGGAGAGTGGCAGGCGACGTGCTGACCTACCACTTCTACAAGAGAGATCGAAAGAAGCTATTCGAAGAAACCGAAGAACTGATGAGGACCTTGTCCACTGATGAGGCTAAGAATGCTCTGGCCACGGAAGCCAACGCTGCATTCGAGAAGATCCCGTGGAATCCTGGCTTCGAAGAGAAGCTTTCTGAGGCATTGACGGAGTACTTCAAGGGTTCCTCTGGAAAGATGGAGTACTTTCCTGAGGTAGACAGCTGGTCTGTGTCATTGCCGACTGGTCCTTTGTGGTCAGAGAACTTCATCGTTCGCTTCATCTATCACTTCGGGTTTAAGATCGGTGAAGTGTACAAATGGCCATGCGGTACCTACATAGGGCTACCGTAGTAGGGCTAAGTACTGGACCGGCTTACGCCGGTCTGTTGGCTATCAGCAATGAATGGTTCCTAGTTTTCACTAGGTACCAATGCAGTGCTGAGGTCCAGCAGAGTTTTGATTGGTTGACAGAGTAAGACTCCTCTCAACCAATATCCTTATACCTCGAACACAGGAAGTTTTTGCATGGCTACGATCAGACTAGATGAAGCTGAGATGTTGAGCTCTGCGAGAGCTATTCCACTTCACCATGTCTCCTATGGACAAGGGGAACCCTTCTTTGACTACAACGAGGAAGGAGAACCACAAGAGTTTCAAATAGATCTCGAACCTGAGGAGGATGAGATCGCAGCTCAGATGGAAGAGCTGGTTGGAGTATCTCCATCTGAGTTTGCGGAGACTGCTATCAGGGTGCCAGAGGCTGGTCGTATCTCAGACTTCTCTTTCGAGGGACGTGAGTACCTCAAGAAGATCTATGATACCCCAGCCAACAAGGTTCTACTTCAGTGCGGTCGTCAGGTTGAGAAGTCCACCACCCTAGGCAATCGTCTACTCTGCTACTCAGCACTGACCAACAACTTCAGATCTTTGTACGTCGCACCCTCAGCTGAACAAGCGAAGGTCTTCTCGAACGACCGCATCAAGGACGTCATCGACTCCTCACCTATGCTTCGTTCGTACACCTCATCTAAGATCAACCAAGCAGTCTTCTTCAAGAAGTTCATCAACTACTCTCAGATCAGACTCAGGTACGCCTACCTCACAGCAGACCGTGTCCGTGGTATTCCTGCGGATATGGTGTTGATCGATGAGCTTCAAGACATCTTGGTAGATAACATCCCAGTCATCGAGCAGTGTGCATTCCACTCGAGCTACAAGCTCTTCCTTTACTCCGGCACACCTAAGTCAGTGGACAACACCATCGCTCACTACTGGAGTGAGTTCTCTACTCAGAATGAGTGGGTTGTACCTTGCGAGAGGCACGGTCTACCGAGTGACTCGGGTACGTGGCACTGGAATGTACTGGCTGAGAAGAACATAGGGTCCGAGGGATTGATATGTGACAAGTGTGGTGAGCTGATCAGTGCTCGCCACCCTAAGGCACAGTGGGCTTCTATGCAGCCCATGACCGTGGACAATAAGGACAAGGTCACCTTTGAGGGATACCGTATTCCTCAGATCATGGTGCCGTGGGTGGACTGGGAGGAGGTTACTGTTGCCCAGGAGCAGTACTCAAGATCTCAGTTCATGAACGAGAAGCTGGGTATGTCTTATGACTCTGGTGTTCGTCCAATCACCAGGGCTCAGCTGCAGGCTGTCTGCCGTCCAGAGTTGGAGATGGGGGACATTGAACAGTTCCGTACGCTGGCACAGGGTAGGGCTATCTACGCTGGGATAGACTGGGGTCCGGGAGAGAGCGCATCCTACACACACGTATCCTTTGGCGGGTACATGGGGTCAGGAAACTTCACGATCTTTTGGTGCCATCGTTTCACTGGGCAGGACCTGGACCCTGAGCGCCAGCTAGACATTATCACTCAGATGTGCTCCCAGTTGCAGGTCAGGATCATAGGGGTCGACTACGGTGGTGGCTTCTATCCCAATGACAAGTTAATCAAGCGCTTTGGTGCGCACAAGGTAATGAAGTACCAATACAATCCGAGGCAGAAAAAGAAGATCTATTGGGAGCCTAACCTCAAGCGCTGGATGACCCATAGGACTGAGGTCATGAGCGATCTGTTCAATGCCATGAAGGCTAAGAAGATCGACTTGCCTAGGTGGGAAGACTACAAAGAACCTCATGCTCAGGACGTGCTCAACATCTTCACCGAGTATAACGAGCGGCTCAGGATGAATGAGTACAAGAAGCAGCCTGGTAAGACAGACGACGCATTCCACTCTCACCTGCTGTGCTTGCTGGCTGCGTGTCTGGAGAACCCTCGTCCAGATATCTTTGCACCGCTACAGGACACTGGTCTGGCAGAGAATTACGGCTAAAGAGAAGCCCGATGGCCTCTCCCGACACACCAATTCGAATAGGGTGTGTCTACTGTGATCTACTCATCGCCGAAGGCCGCCGCACCCAGGGTGTCTGCCGCCGCCAGCCCCGTGCTGGTAACACCCACCACGCCCATCTTCTCGAGCACGGCCTTGCCGCCCTGATATGCCAGGTAGCCGCCAGTACCGATACCCAAGCCCTTGAGGCCCAGGTTGACGGCGGCCTTGACCGTCTCGTGCACCCCGATGTTGGGTCGCAGAAGGTCTCCGAACTCGGTTATCATTCCGGCATTCCAGGCCCCACCCTTCTTGTAGAAGCCGAAGGTGGAGAGGTTAGCCCGCAGGGTGTCCTTGTCTTCGTCGGACAAGGATGCGAAGTCTTTCTTGATACTCTCCGAGTCCTCAGCGGAGAGGTTGGTGCTGGCCAGCTTGGCGATGATGGCTTTGATGGTGGTCTTGTTCATGGTGTAGTTCTCTTCAGTTTCCATAGTGTCCTCCTGGTCAGTTTTGGGCCACAAGATCGGACTATCCTTTCCTGCTTCAATATCCTTATACCCACCCAAACCCATGTTTTTCACTGTTTGGAGGGGTATCCCATAGGGGGCCCAAAACGCCCCATTTTGGCCTATTTTGGGGGCTAAAATTGACCCCGATCCGTTTGGACGGGGTCAACCTGGGTCATGACCGTTGTCTAGGAAACGTCACTGCTGGTACGGCGTTTGGCAGACGGGTTCTCGAGCTTGGCCCGTTCCAGCTCCAACTTGGCCACTTCGATCCTGGAGGCGCATTCTCGCTCCTTCATTGAAATGGCGGCCATCACGAGCGGAACGGTGGAGCTCATCATGTCCTTGAAGAAGGCGATGACGGCATCAGCCTGGGCCTTTTGGTTGTCAAAGTAGCCCTGAAGCGTGGCCTGGGAGATTTGAAGCCCGGCTTGGGTCATAGAGTCTTGAGTAGCAACCTTCTGACCTTGGTTCTGACTCTTGGGTGTACGCATAGTGTCCTCCTGCTACACGCCATCGTTAGAATAGCGTTTCCTGTAGCAGTATCCTTATACCCAGGAAAACAGCCTGTTTTGCGCTATTGGAGGTCTGCCAGCAGGTTGTTGTCCTTTAAGATCACCTTACCCTTGGCTGTTAGGGTATCGGGGTACTTGCGGCACATAAGGATGGCCGCGTCCCTGAGGTTTCTCCTACCCTTGTCCAGGACGGCATAAAGCTGCTGAATAGAGGTGTTCTCGCCCATGCGCTTATCGTGCCTTACTTGGGTCATCATCTTGGTGCACAGGAGGAAGAATGGCTCCCAAGTGTGGTCAAAGGATACTAGGGGCTGCAGTCGGGTGAATTCGTATTCAGAGAACTGAACAAAGTACTCAGACCACCGTTCTATGACCTCCAGATCTACACCTTTGTTGATCACGGAGATTAGGCTCACGGAACCACGGTAGATCTCTAGTAACTGCTCATCAGTGGCTGTACGGAAGGCTGACAGATCTAGGCCGTTGATTCGGAGAAGGAAGGCCATCTGCTTCTCGAGGTTGGCTATTCTGGCGTCCATCAACCTGCGGAGGTGCTCTGCTTCCTGTTTGCTTCCCAAGTCGTCGTGCTTCATGTTATCTCTGTAGAGATGAGTTTTGATTCTGCGGGGTTGACATGCATGCAGTCAACTACCTATTCTATCCACAAAGGGGAATCCCATGAGTGATGCACCAGGAGCTCTTCCACTTGGTCTGTCCTTGCAGAGAGCCGCCAAGTCAGTAGACCCGGAACAGCTTGAGCTGATGGGTAAGAAAGCGGCTGCCCTGTACGGAGACGGAAAACATAGTCTTTCAGAGGCGGTCGTGGCTACGGTAAAAGAGGCGTGCCTCTCCCCGGAGCAGGTAAAGCGGGTTTGTGAGTTCGCAAACACAAGCGCCTACCTATCGGAGTTCGAGAAGGCTGGCGAGATGCGCAACGTGACCTTTACCGGTGGTCCAGCAGATCCTGGCTACGTCCTCAAGGACCTAAATGACGGTGGCAATCCTGCCCTCAACAACATCGGCAATGACGACTATCAGGCTCCGGCATTGTCCTACAAAACTGCCTCAGCAGACGGGATGAGTAAGATTGCAGAGGCTTTTGGGTTCTCGACAGAGAATGTTAAGACGGCTTCTGCTGTTAGTCGCACTAGGGATCACGCTAGCCACATTGATCCTGCAGACGATGTGAACGATCTGAGGTTGGGGTTGGAGAGGGCAAAGGAAGATGCCACCAGTAAGTTGGCCTCTGCTAGAATCTTCTATGGTGGCTTAGCCAAAGACCTATGTGACACAGTTACTCAGGCTGTAGAGACGGGTACTCAGCTTGGAGACATTGCCAGGGCCTGGAGCGGGTACACTGAGGATGCTCGGTTGTACAAGGAGGCCATGATGAAGGTGGCCAATCATCTTCGGGCTCGTGGGCACAAAGAGCTGACTTTGATGGCCAAGGTGGCTGGAGTGATCCCAAACCCAGCACACCCAGTGATCGCTAGCTACGTGGCCTTCACCAAGGCGGCTCATGCCTGCCGGGTGCTGGACACATCTATCAAGATCTTGGATGAGCAGCTGGTGGGTGCCAACAAGAAGTTGCACGAGTTGGTACGCTAATGACTGTCCATCTTCCAGTATGGGCACTAGTCCTGATCATATTGTGGTTCACAGTATGGTCTGTGTTGGGGCCATGGATCGGAGTAAAGATCTGTAGCTCCCACTGGCAGTGCCCCATCAAAGAACGCAAGCGCGTAGAAGATTGGCAACGGAGTCTAGAAGAGGCGAGGGCCAAAACATGAGCACACCAAAGGTCAGAACAGCCCTAGCTGTTCTTCGAACTAAGACAGCTGCAGAAGCCAAGTCTACTGGCGTTAGGGACCTGCTTGGATCGGCTCGTAGGGGTGTTGGCCACGTGTGGGACGCTGCCAACAAGGGTTCACAGGCTATGGCTGAGCACCTTGATTCTGTGAAAGCTCCCAAGATCCTTTCGGGTGCTGTTCACGCACTTCCAGTTGGCGTGGCCACGTATGGCGCATACAAGACCCTGAAGGGTGTGTCCGACTGGAACAAGGAGCGTGTGCTCCGTAAACAGATGGCTGCTGGAGGTTACCAATGAACCCTGTAGAAGAGTTCCTCTCACTGAAGAAAACTGCTGGCTTTGGGGGATCGTTGTGGAGTGGTATGAAGTTTCAGCCTGCTGTTGGTGCCGGTGGGATGGACACCTTCGCCAATGTCCTAGGTAATCAGCTTACTGCAGGTGCTGCAGTGGGTGGAGTCACCATGGGCGGTGAAGCTGCCCTAGGTGGTCTTCGTAAGTTGATCGGCATGGGCATAGACAAGTGGAAGAAGCCTATGGAGTACAAGGCAATGCTAGAGGCTCATCCAGAGCTTCAACAGCAGGATGCTGCCAAGGTACAGGCGCTCTATAATTCACTCAGGCACATGTCTCCACACATGGCCAAGGACCCTGTGATTGCTGGCTCTTTCGTTCGCAATCTTCTAGAGCGTGGGAACGAGGGTAGTGTGGCTGTTCCTATGGACACGGCTAAGATGCTTGCTGATACACAGAAGTCTGTATCTGGTGCACGTGGACATAACGAGTCTCAGTTCCCAGGCTTCGTATCTGGAGGGGTCGGCGGCGCTCAGAAATCCATGTTCGAACACGGTATGAGGGCACCTGAGCGTGCAGCAAGAGAGAGTTCCAAAAAAGAGGAACATGCTGGTGGGCACTCACATGCTCCCAGTCGTCCCGGTGTAGATGACTAACCATGATCATTAAGGTCTGTCAGTTTCAAGCACACCGTCAGCACGGCGAAAGGCTTGTAGAGGTCTTCCAGCCAGGGGAGATGGAGAAGGCTGCATCTTTCTTTAGTATGGGGAAGACTGCAGCTCCTTTGCTCCCCTCCGTGCGTGATCTGCTTGAGACCATTAGACCTAACCCCAGGAAGATCTACATCCTGGTGAATGCCCTTGGCGCAGGTGAATACTGGGGTTCGAATATCAATGGGGACTACTTCCCAGAGACTGCGCTGATACACAGGGGCCCAGACTACGGATACGAGACGTTCAGGACTGCGGGTCTGTTCAAGCACCACGTGAACAAGGACCCGTTTCGTAGCTTCGGTAACATCATGCTGTCTGCTTGGCATGACCACATGAAGAGGGTGGAGCTAGTCATAGAGGTAGACCGTGACAGAGCTCTACAGTTTGGTGCTACTGATGTCTGTGACAAGCTAGATCAAGGCATCTACCCAGACGTGTCCATGGGGTGCAAGGTCCCCTACGATCTGTGCTCCAACTGTACTGACTGGAAACGCTACGAAGAGGCCAAAGCTACCTTCGATCCGTCGAAGCACAAGAGCGTATCGGCAGCTGTGCTAGAGGTACACAAGGTTCGTCTTATTCGTGGAGTCTCGATCACCAGGAATGACTATTGTGAGCACCTGAGGAAGGCGCTCAACAAGATCATGCCCAACGGCATGAAGAACTACGCCATCAACGACTACCCCAGGTTCTTCGATATCTCTGTGGTGTTCATAGGGGCTGACAAGACGGCTAAGGTGATGGCAAAGCTCGCCTCTGTGTCTTTCCAGGGAGAGACGGTTCCATCGTGGCAGGTGGCAGAGGAAGTCGGCTATGGGGAAGAACCTATGGAAAAAGCTGCTTCGGTCGGCACCGTGTTACCCAGGGTCAAGTCAGCGTCCGAGATCAAGTCAGGAGAAATCGAAAAGGACGTCGTACCTTCCCAGTTTGGAGGTAAAGCAGTACCAGCTAAAGACGACATCCCTAACGATATACTGGATACGCTGGGCAAAGGAGATCTGAGCGAGTCTCTCTCCACACCAACCATGATGGGCATGCTCCTGCGGCCACGTGAGTTTCAAAGGATCACCATCATCAGCATGGGCAACAAGCCTTTGGCTGATGAGCTGGACAATAAGGGTATCGTTTTTCCTCATAGTGATGAGGATGAGTCACCGGCAGACATGGGCTCGGGTCACTTCAGTGACGTGATCAAGAAGCTGTTGATGCCTCTCTTGGAAGGTAGAAGCTCCCTTGAGCCAGTAGCTAAGAGACGTATGGTTCGCATCACTATCATGGGCGGGCCCAAGGAAGAGCCATCTCTTCAGAAGACTTCTTCGCACCCATTCATGCAGAAGATTGCCGCTATGTACAACGGGTACATACGAGGAGCTGCTTCTTGTTTGAAGGATGTGCCCTCGGTAGTGGAAACAGATTCTGGTCTGTGGAGTGCTGTACATCGATCTGGTGTAGCAGATGCCTTGTTCAAGACAGCGACAGTTGAAACAGCTCACGTAATAGGGGCTGCTATTGCTGCGGAAGCCATCTCTATGATGGCTAGGCGTGATGTAAAGAGGCAGGAGCTTCAAGGTGAACAAGCTGGTATCGTAGAAGATCTGCTTGCTAGCCATCCACACGCTCTGGCTTCACTAGCCGCCCTGGGTATTTTACATGCAGAAGGTTCTTCCCTTCCGAAGGATTTACTAGCAAAATTGGTTGGGATAGGGAAGAAAGTCATTTCTCGGTGAGGTTAGAGGCTTCGTACCTCGAGGAAACAGATCACCGAACGAACCGAAACAAACCGAGAATTCAGGAGATCACACATGGACGCACAATTGGCAGAGATCTATGGCACTGGTAGCAGCGCCGAAGACGATCAGGTAAAGTTGGCCGCTGCAGAACTTCTTGTGAAGTTGGCTGAGGATAACAATGTTGATCTGAGTCAGTTCAGCGATGCTGAAGTGGCCAATATGGTCAGCGAACTGCAGAAGACTGCAGAGTTCCCTCCAAAGGAATCGAAGGAGACAGCAGAGTCGAAGGAGTCCAAGGAGTCCTCTGAGTCTGGTGAGAAGGACGCAGCAGAGAAGGTGGCAGAAGCTGACTTCCTTGGCCGCGTGATGGCTCACTCGTTCAATCAAGAGCTCACTGAGATCCAGAAGCAGGCCGGAGTGGTATCCGACAAGGTCAGGAACGCTCTGTTCCACGCCGGCGAATTCGCCAAGAAGCGTGGTAAGGACGTCTCTGACGCAGGCAAGGCCGTCCTCGACAAGGTCAAGGGCAGCCGTGCCATGGACCTCGCTAAGGGCGACACCTTGAACAAGTTCAAGAATTCCCCAGTGGCGCTGGCAGATCACGCAGCCAAGAGTCACGGTGGCGTCGCCACTGGTGCAAACATGAAGAGCGAGCTCAACAAGGAGCGCGCCAAGGTCTGGGGTACCCGGACAGGTATCGCCGCAGGAGCTGGTGCCGCTGGCGTAGGTGTCAGCAAGGCAGTGGGCGGCAAGAAGAAGGAGTCCTCGGCACTCGATGCTTTGGCCTCTGAGCGCGCCTGGGAGCTGGCCAAGGAAGCTGGCTGGGTTGATACAGAGGGCAACCTTGCTCCTCCACAAGTAGATGAGACTCCTGAGGAGAAGACTGCTTCTACTCTCGAGATCGAGATTGAGCGTCGTGCTCTACAGATGCTTGAGGCAGAGGGCGTTCCAGTTCAGTGGAATGAATAACACCCAATGACTGGGATCGGTATGTCGGCGTTTTTTGAAGAACTGGAGAAGCTGGGTGGTTTGGCCCGCTCCATGGACAGCCCTTGGGGAACCAAGACTGTCGGAGCACCAAGGTCTAAGATCACTCCAGCCCAGTTCCCAAAAGCGCCGACTGCCCCCGGTCCCATGTCTCCCAAGCTCGTAACACCGGCAGCTAAGTATGGTCCCAGCCAGAACTACTCTCAGCCTAACTTCTCCACACCCCCAGCGTCTATGGGCGTAGGGGTGAATGATGTAGGTGGAGTGTAGTCGGCAGCAACTGCCACCTAATTTTGTACTCGGAGGATTCGATGCACATCTCGCTACAAGCAATGGTTGCTACGGCGCTGGCTGAGGCTGAAGAACGTGAGAAGCTAGCAGCAGCAGACGGCGATGCCGCAGCCAACGGAGAAGATACAGATATCAACGATGGGAAGGGTAAGGAGCCAAGCGCTGCCAATGCCTCTCCCAACAACCCTGCTACCGTTCCCGAAAGGAATGAAACCAGCAAAGCAGATGGTGAGAAGACCTCAGCAGTGGCGATCAAGCTCGCCAGTGCCATTGAGTATCTCAACCAGAACTGGTTGCTCAAGCAGGCCGTAGGAGAGATCACACCTCCTACACCAACAGGTCAGCCAGAAGCCAAGGTTGGTCCAGGTGAAGGCCCAGGTGCCTTCGAGACGAATGAGAATTCGCCTACTCCTGGTGTCCAATCTGAAGCTGTGGGCCAGGCCAACACTGGCGTGATCCCAATGAAGCCAGGATCTGATGTGAAGTCACCAGGCCAGACCAACCCTGATACGGCCATGGAGACCACCCAGAATGACCCACCCGGTGGCAGCGAGTCTTGGAAGGACAAGGATGTCCTCAAGCAAGCTGCTGCAGCTTTGGTCAAGCGGGCAGGTCGGGCCACTCAGGTAGCTCGTGTTCTACACATCGTCAAGGAAGCAGATGTCCCACCACAGGCAACTGCATCTGAAGAAGGTGTTCCAGCTCTTCCAGGACCTGCTGCGTCCCAGGAGAAGCTGATCGATTCACTTACAGCAGCAATCAACTACACTAAGCGTGATGCGAAGGCAGAGCCCAAAGAGCGGATGGGTGAGGTTCTAGACGAACCAGCTCAGAAGAAGACGACGGATACTGTCCTTCAGAACAACCTCTCCAACACTGATGCAGCTGGGACCAAAATCTCATCTGTGAAGGTGGCTGCGGCGAGGGCCTACCTCAAGAAGATCGCTGAGGCAGGTTGCAGTTCCGATGCTTCACCAGAAGCAAAGGACAAGGCAGATAGGCTTCGGTCTATCGTAGAAGCCAAGCAAAAAGAGAAGTCGAGTTCGTTCGACCTCCCTAAAGAGACAGCCTAAGGAAGGATGAATACCATGGGAACGACAAAGATCAGTGCTGCACAGGCCGCCCAGGTCTACGCCGAGGTACCAGGAGTCCTTCGGAAGCTGGCCTCGGAACGGGATGCCCTGCAACGTGAACTAGACGGTTATCGTCTAGGCTCCAGGATTGCTAAGATCGCTCACAGCATGGAGGAGAAGAACATCAATCTCGGCTCCAGCCTTGCAGAGCGCGTCCAGTACATCAAGGAGGCTCACGCCAAGGGAAGGTCCCTGGAAGCAATCGAAGAGGCAATCGAGATGACCGCTCCTAACGGAGAGATCGCAAAGATTGCAGCTGAAGATTCCAAGGACGGGTCAAACCCACTTGAAACGTATCTGCTTGGCGGACTGGCGTAAGCCGGTGTTCCGAAGGCAACAAGAAACAACAGGAGAATCCACATGATCGTCAATTTCGAACTGGTCACAGACGTACAAGACCTGATCCGCAGGGACTTTACGGTTGCTGATCAAAGCATCGTGAACCCAACTAACCCGAACCCACTGCTAGACGGTGAGTTCGCTCAACTCAACTCTGCTTACCAGCTCATCCGTGCAAACACGGGAGCCCTTGGTTTCGCAGTGTTTGCAGAGCGTGGACGTTTCGACGTCCAGGCACTAGGCAAGACCACCGTCTTGTTTGCAAAGCCATACGAAGCAGATACCCGCATCTTCCAAGGTGCCGTTGTCTTGGGTGCCCCACTCAAGATCTCTGCAGCAGTGACCTATGATGCTCAGACCCGTTCTGGTCTGGTCGCCTGGGATACTGGCGTGGTCATCGGGTACGTCACACGGCTACCTGCAAACAACGGCGGCAAGCTGCGGTTCCTCAAGACCATCGGGTAATTGAGGCAAACAAGGGTTTCATACAAGAGGTATACACATGAGCGTTCCATCCAGAATTCTGAATGATCTTTTTACTCAGAAGCTCGACTCTGCCGAAGGGCAAGAGAAGATCGCTGAGTACGCCGGTACGTACATCCGGGACCGTTTGCGTGAGGTCGCCTTCTCCAGGAAGATCCTCCCACCGCAACAGGTCACACGGGCAGACTGCCAGCGCTCCGTCAACCACGATACGTTGGTGAAGATCATCGACGTAGAACCAAAGAGCCGTGCAATGAGCTTGACCTTCCGTGGTCAACCCACTGCCCGCTTCATCCGTGCACCACGTGCGGAAGTCCCCTTCTTCACAATCTCCTCGGAGAAGTTCGAGAAGACTGAGCAGGAGCTCTTGGCCTACGAAATGCCAATCACCAAGGTCATCGAGGACAACTCCGTCAAGGACATCCAAGAGATCGAAGATCGTGAGTTCACGATCCACATCGAGGCCGCTGTCCAGGCTCTCCAGAAGGAAGCCAATGGCAACACCGTCACTGCACTGAATGCAGCTGGCGTCCAGGCTGGTAGCGTAGTTGAGTTCTCCGTACGCAAGGGTGAGCTTGCTCGCCATGCCTCTACCGAGACCTCGGCATCGCTGCCCATCCAGAAGCCAGACTTGGTCAACATGTTCAAGCTGCTGTCGGGTAACCGTCTCCGTGGAGAGATGGTTCTCATGACAGAAGTTGACTGGGATGACATCCTTCAGTGGACCACTGAAGACGTCGGCAACAAGATCGTCAGTGAGACCACTGTCGAAGGCTACAAGTACAACCTCCTCATGGGTCGTGCTTACTGCCGCACCATCAAGACGGACATCCTTCGTCCAGGTAACCTGTACCTGTTCACGAAGCCAGACTTCTTCGGGAAGTTCTTCATCCTGAACAACACGAAGTTCTACATCGACAAGATTGCCAACATGATCACCTGGCAGTCCTGGGAGGACATCGCCGTCAGCGTGATCAACATCGCGTCTGTACGTAAGCTCGAGCTCTACTCGGGTGATGCGACCAGCCTCGACACCGACAGCATCCTGTCGAGTGTCATCCCGATGGCAGAAGAGGACCTTGGCCAGGAGAACAACAGGGTTGACTCCGGTCTGGTGTTCCCACAGGTCGAGGCCTTCTAAAGAGACCTGACCAACACACAGAAGTAGTTGAATGCGCCAGCGTTCCTAACCATGGGCGCTGGCGCTTTTTCTTTCAGGAGAATTCAAATGGCTGAGAAGGTGCCGACATTCGTTATCCACAACATGTTCAAGGCTCAGAGTTCGCACATCCAACGTGCCCACTCCCCTGTGCCACACACAGCCACTGAGCGGCTGATGGGCAGGAGGATTCTGCCGAAGAGACCGATCAGAATCACAGAGGAAGAGTTCAAGGCGCACGAAGAGGAGATCGTTTCCAAGGTTCGTGAAGGACGCCTGGCATTCACTTGCCCAGACTTGTCTTTCGTTGACTCCCGTCCAGATGGTAGGCTGTTCATTACCTACTTGGACAAGAAGACTGACGAGGAACCCTCTAGCCCGGCTTTCAAGATGTGGCCTTTCAAGCGTAAGGTAGCTGGCAAAGTTCCAGGCACTGGTTTTGATGAGGAGCTTCCTCCACCTCCAGGCCCAAGGACAGAGCCAGAGCGCTCCCCACAACCAGAGACTGTGTCTGAGGGCCCAACCGGTCCTGTAGGTACGGATGAGAACTGGGATGGTGGTCATCCAGGTGCAGTGGGAGACCCAGGAGTTGTAGAAGCTCCAGGAGTAGTAGGTCCAGAAGGCATGCCAGAGCCTGTGCCCCCATCAGAAGACATCACGACAGAGCTGGTAGACCCAAACAAGCTTCTGCTTGAGACAGGGGTTCTGCCGGTACAGGATGATCAGACTATCACGGTGGATATGCCCACCAAGAAGTCAAAGCGTCGTAAGGAGTAGATCATGGCAAAGGTGCTGAACAAGACGAGCAGAAGTCTCCCAGTGGAGAGGTGGACCCTCCTTGCTGGCGGTACGAAGTGCGTTGACAGGTATGGCAAGGTCAGGGAAGAGCTTCCTGATTCAGTTGCCTACGGGCCTGTTGTGAAGCACCTGCTGTCCTTAGATCTGGTCTCTATGGGCAGTGCTCCCAAGAGGACTGTCACGGCTGTGCCTGTCTCTGGCTTGGTCCAGGAGATAGACCTAGACGCTCCGACAAAGAAGATGGATGGTAGGCAGCGGGGTAAGCTGCGTGGAGAGAAGAGGAGCTAATGGCTCAGCAGCTACAGGGTCTGGATGGCGTTGCGGGCGGGGCTACAAGCCCTATCTTCAACTCGTTCATTCAGACCGTCCGCTTCTTCATGAGAGATCATCCCCAGCTCAATAGGCTGGTGAAGGGGCAGGAGCACTCAGACAGAATGATCGCATGGGCGATCATGGATTTCCTGTCTGACTTCGCTGGTACCCCTCCTAACCTGGGGTACATGACCCTCGAAGACATGTTCAGTAGGTACTACCAGGCCTTCGCCCTCCGTGGAACCTGCGTAGCCTTGCTGCAATCTATCGGTATCCTCCAGACCCGCAACCAGCTACAATTCTCGGATGGAGGCATCAGCGTGGACGCCAACAACAAGGCACCCATGTGGATGCAGTGGATTCGAGACTTCTCTACCAAGTACGAGCAAGAAAAAGTGCAGAAGAAAGTAGCAATGAACATTGCCAACATGATGACCAGCTCTTCTGGCGTTCATACTGAGTACTTCTTCGTGAACGGCTGGTACGGAGTCTACTAAGATGAACACTGCTACGGAGTCTACTAAGATGAACACTGCTTACGACACAGCCGCCCTGTTTGATGAGCTGGAAAAGATCGCCCTCAGTGGTGCTGGATCACGTGGTGGAAAGGTGCACCACTACACTGCTAAGGGCGAACCAGTCTATCAGAGTGAGGTAGAACATAAGGGCAAAGGTAAGGGCAAGGGGTGGACTGTCGGGAACGTGGCTAAAGGAGTAGCTGGGGCTGCTGGTGTTATCGGACTCGGTCTTGCTGCCCGCAAGGTTCTCGGAAATCTGGCTGCTAAAAAAACTGCATCACGAATAAATAGCAACCACGATGTGTGGAACGAGTACAAAGGTTCGTACGAGAGCATCTACAATATAGGGGAAGGCGTCCATCATGAGGCAGATCATGCTGCTGGTAAAGCGGCGTTTGATCAGCACTTCAACGATGCACGCAAGGCCCACGACAGCGCTCACCATGCCAATAATTGGAAAAAGTGGAACGAGTGGGATGCTGCGTCTAAGGCGTATGCCGCCAGTCGTAACGCCTATTATCATGCAAAGGGTGTTAGAGAGAAAGCCTCCACAGCTAGACATAAGGTCAAATGGGATACAGGGGAGGACGAAGCCAGCAAGAGATACAAAAAGTGGACCGGTGACTCTGGGGCTCGTTCGAAGTCCTATGGGGGCGCAGGGTCTGGTAGTCGTAGCTACAGTGGTGCGAGATCTAGCACCAGGGATCGTGGTGATGCTGGGGCTCGCACTAAGAGTTACAGTACTGGGCATCTTCCTAAGTTAGAAGAAGCTGGGCTATCTGGAATAGGCAGGGTAAAGACAAAAGTCGAAGCTAAGAAGATCTATAGAGACTTCGTAATACAACACCATCCTGACAGGAACCCAAACGCAGAAAGTACGGAGAGGCTCAAGCGGGTTAACAATCTGTGGGACACGTTCAAGCACTCAGACGAATTCGACAAACTGGCTGCGGTACTACGCGCCGCTTTTCTCTCTAGAGAGAGTATGAGGTAGGAGATCACATGTACATCGATAAGACATTCAACAACCCAGAGGAGCTAGTAGACTTCCTGAACGGCGCTGTTCGCAGTAAGCCACTGAAGGGAACCGTCTTTGGTCTTCATGGGTTGACTGTGATCATCAATGACGGCAGTGCGGACAGGACTACTACCCTTTCAGATCCGACTGGGGCTGGTCTTTCTCCCTATGAGATCCACACACAGATCAGGGCTACTGACTCCAGCATGGCAGCAGTAAGGCTGCGCTCGTATGGCCAGTCTCCTCAAAACCCTATCTTGGTGGTTGATGAGCAGGGTTTCACAGTGAAGGTCGGTACTGCGAACACCATACTTGGGTTCCCTAGTACGAACACTACGGTTGCTGAAGTTGTCAAGACTGACATCGTGCACATCACGGCCTCCATCTCTGGTGGCCCTCGCTACGACGTCATCTACTACGTTGCCTAAGGAGCACACCAATGCACGAGGAAGCGCTATTCAAGGCACTCTCCACAGAGAACAAGATTCCGTGGGAGAAGTCTGCAGAACACTTCATGTACATGAAGCTGGCTTCTGGAGGTCTGCTCGGTGACGAGGTAGATCTCTTGATCAAGACTGCCGAAGGAACCATCGCTCCTGAAGACATTCAGCGTGCAATGGATCAAGGTACTCTATCAGGAGTTCGATCTTCTGTAGCACAGGACATTACCAACCATGCCAAACACCAGAGGACCCACGGTGAGCGCCTTGGTAAAGGGGTTGGTACAATGGCTGGCATTGGTGCTGGTCTTTTGGCTGGTAGGGGAAAGGGTCTTACTGGGCAAGGGCACAGTATTGGAGAGAAAGCTTTTAGAGCTGCTGCAGGCATGGCACTGGGTCATGAGGCTGGCAAAGTTGTTGGTCAGGAGCTTGATGCTCACAAGCTGAACAAGCGTGGTGCTATGGAGAAGGGGGCCGGTGATCTGACGGAGAAGAACTCTCATAAGGTTGCTGGTGTTCTTGGTCAGATTGGTGGTTGGGCGATCAAGCATCCGACTTTGGCTGCTGGTGCGGCTGGTGCTGGCGTTGGGGCCATCGGTGGTGCGGTCAGTAACATGAACAACCCACAAGGAAGCATGCTAGGCGGTGCCCTCAAGGGTGGCCTAGCAGGCGGTGGTTTGGGTATAGCCGGTGCTCACTTTGGCATGAAGGCCATGGCCAAAGGCGGTCGTTCAGCAGCCCTGAACATTCCAGGCAAAGGTACGCTGAATCTGGCACCTAAGCTGACGGGTGAGGGTCGTCTCGCTGAGGGAGCCTTGAGCTTCAACCCAGCTTCGCCAAAGGTAGCCTCTGCTCTTGCTCTGATCAAGGAAGGCTGGAGCCTTCGTAATCTATTCAGATCTGTACCAGAAATGGTACCTCCAGAGGATGTTGGAGAGGCCGCTGTATCTGGTGGTCTACAAGATGGTGCTGCTGGTGCAATCAATGAGGCTGCTGGTCAGGCTGGTGTACTGGCCGGTCATGCTATCGGTGAGAGATTCCATGCTCCTGTTCTGGGCGGTATGGCCGGGAATCTGGGGGCCAAGGGTCTTTCTGGACAGCTCACAGAGGGCATGGATGCTCCCAAGACTGCAGCAGCTACAAAGCTACTGAGTGCTATTCGCAGTTTGAAGAAGACTGCTGAAGATGGTCGTGATGGTCTATCCACCACAGACGAGCACTCGATGCCTGGGGCCAATGAGGCCTCTGGCAATCAGTACCCAGCAGGGCACGATGAGATGGGTGCTGCACCAGATGCAGAGCCAGTAGCTACAGTTGATCCAGACCTGCAACCAGATCCGTCGGATGCCATCATGGCATTGCTCCAGAAGGGCAACGAATCTGAGTTCCACGAGGCTCGGGCTGATGAGGCCCAGCAAGCAGCATCTGCCGCAGAAGAGCGTGCAGGTATGCTTGAGGGCCAGATGCAGCAGCTGCTTCAAGAGATTGAGCAGGTCAAGCAGGACCAGGGTGGTCAGGCACAGATGGCCAGTGAACAGGCCCAGATGTCTTCGCAGGACGCTATGTCGGCCAGGACAGAGTCTCAGGCGGCCCAACAGCAGGTCATGATGCTTCGCCAGTCCATTACCTCATACAGGCAGCAGCTCATGGATCTCTTGGCCCAGGACCCAACCATGGCCGCTGGACCTCCACCGGTGCCCGTAGGTCCAGCTCCTGGCCCTCCTGGGGCTGAGGGTGGGGCAGCAGGCCCTGATGGACAGCCAATGCCTCCAGGTGGCGGCTCACAGCCTCAAGAGATGCCTGCAGAGGCCACTGGAGCAGCTCCTCCGGCTCCTGCTGCACCTGCTGGTGGCGAAGCTCCTGAAGCACCTAAGCCTCCTTCAGCAGAGGGTGGCGGTGGAGCTGGTGTGAATGTCAATATCCACCCACCAAAAGCAGCTAAGCCAGCCGCCAAGGCGTAGGAATGTTAACGGCTGGGCAGGCAAAATATGCTGCCTTCAAAAAGAAGGTGGCCTCAGACTTGAGTCCAATCACCTCTTGGGTATCCAGGAAGCCTTACACTACGGCTGCCTTACTCGGTGGAGCGAGCGGGGCAGTAGGTCTAGTAAGACACGGTCCTTGGGGCAGCAAAGGCATGTCTCCAGTAGAGGAGAAGCGTCTGCCTGCCCTGCAGGCTGCTGAGCAATTAGATCAGTCAGATCCTGTTAACAGAGCTGCCCTCAAGAAGTCCTTAGTAGGCATGCAGGCAGCAACCAGCAATGCAGAACTTGCAGGTGCTGGCCTGGCAAATGCTGGGGCCCTGTATGGTGGTCTGCGTATAAGCAGGGTGCTTAAAAACAATCTCAAAAAGACAGAGCTAGGTCAGAGCATCTCTCCAGAACACGTAAACGCTATGGAGGAGGCTGCTGGTAAGATAATGCGGGACAAGTACAAGGTTGTTGGAGACTTGCCCGATGTGATTCAAATACCACATGGAGGGATAGGCGTTGGAAGAACGTACCCTAAGGGTGGTATGTTGCCTAAGTTCATGCGCAAACGTGAGGAGAAGGGTGTCGCTGGCTTCATTAGGAACTACTTAAATCAGACTCCTGCTGCAGAGTTTGCTACGCCAGAGGTACTAGACAGGGCAGCTGCACACCTAGCAACGGGCGCACTTGACAACGGTTTGATCGCTGCCCCATTGGACGCTGGTCCACACATAGCAGCTCATGAGTTCGGTCATGGCATATTTCAGAAGTCCAACATAGGCAAGGTCACACAGGCTCTGCGCCTCCCTGGAGCATTGTTTGGTATAGGTGCTGGTAATGTTACTGCGTCTCTGACAGATCCTGACTCCACAGCCTCTAAGCTGTCCCCACTTATGTCGGCTGCTGGTGTAGCCCCCATTCTAGGAGAAGAGGCCGCAGCCTCCATACACGCACTGAAGCTGATGAAGTCTATGGGCTACCATCCTGAGGCTCTGCGTACAGCACGTAGGCAGCTAGGCAAGGCTTTCGGTACGTACGCACTAGGCTTAGGTGCGCCGGTAGTGGCTGCACCATATCTCATCAGAAAGATCAAGCAGTGGAACCAGTCTCGTAGAGCAAAGAGCGGTCTACAGAGTTCTGGTCAGCTGGGTAACAGAATAGATGCACTACAGGAGTGATCATGGATACTTTCCTTTCAGACCTATATGACCGTGGGATGGCCAAAGTAGCCGTGGCTGGTCCATCTACACCACCGGCTCCAGATGCCTCGGTTGTGAAGTCCCTGGATGCCGAGACTAAGGCTCCAGCCAAGAAGACCACTCCTCCTGAGGAGCCAACCGCTGCTGAGAAGAAAGCAGAGCTTGTACTCACGGCTATGAGAGCTACACGAAATGCTCCAGGGCACATCAAGCAGGCAGCTGCTCGGTATGTAGGAGAGAAGGTCGCTTTCCTAGGGATAAAGAAGATGGAACACGGCATGACGCCAGAGCAGAAGAAGGCTTTTTGGGATAAGCACGGGAAGAAGGAGTAGATCATGGACTTCATGGCAAAGTTGTACGCAGAGGAACAAGAGAAGACTGCTGGTGCAGAAGTAGAGCGTCTGTTTGATCAGATGTCTATTCCTCAGCTAGAGCAGGTACTCGGTATTGAGAAGAAAGCTGGTCCAGAGCACAGTGTAAGGCCAGAGTCTTGGTATGACGGTCAACGCGGTATAGTTCGTGCTACACGAGCTGGAGACTCTGGCCTAGGCTTGCTGCTGGCTGACTCAGCTCTCATAAAGGAGAGGGTGAAGAAGAGTCTCATTCATGCTCTGGTCGGTGGAGGAATAGGTGCTGCTGGTGGTGCTTTGGTTGGTGGGGTTGCTAGAGGACGTCCAGGTCTTGGGGCTGCTATTGGTGGCATGCTGGGTGCTGGGGTCGGTGATGCACACGGTATGTATTCTGCTGATAAGGCACACCTAGCAAAGAGGGGCATAGAGCCCACTCTTCTAGGTCTAGGTCGTGGTAGGTACACGCCGGAAGCTGCTCAAAAGTATCTCGGGTCTGATCCGCAGAAGGAACTAGAAGAGTAATGGCTCAGAACCTCAACATCACCA